GCGACTGACGTGCTGAGGCAAGAAGGATGGAACAATCTCGAATATGAATGGTGGGCGAACGACATCTGCCACCGGTCCGCGATGGCGTGTTATGTCCAAATGACGATCCTAGATATCCCAGGCGTGGTGAGTCGGATGAACACGCTCACGATGGAATCTGCTCCGCAATGGCCGACCATAGCTTACCTGCGAGCCGCTGCGGAGCGAGAAAGTCCGCCAATGAAGTTGCTATCGCTTTTCAAGTCGGAAGCATTAGATCGCGGCCCTGAGCGTCCTGCAAAGCAACAAGGCGTAGTAACAACTGACGCAGAGCCCCAAACGTTTGGATTAAAGCCACAGCAAATGACTTTTGACTTGGAATTCTGATTTTCCGCGCCCTGTTGATCGCCAGATTACGCCTTTACCTATGGGCGGGGAATTGTCCCCGCGAGACACCACTTTGAAAGGCTAGGACATGACGAAAAACACTGTTACGCGAATCGCGCACGACGAGTTGATTGCTGAAGCGTGGTCGCGGTCGTTCAAATATGAAAAGTGCATCGCGACTGCAACGCGGCTAGACGACAGCATTATCGGACAACTGCGAGCTTACTTGGCAGTGTCGTGCAACAATTGGCAGATCGTCTATCGACCAGACCTCCCAAGTGGACGGCATGAGCATGGCCAGATTTGGATCGGCGCCAACAGTCACGCAACAACTCGAATTGCAGACGCTTTCGTGTCCGGTTGGACGGCCAATCTCGCATATGCACAGAGGTCCGCACGCATCGCATAGGTCGAAACGCCTTCGGGCGTCTAGGTTGGATGATTCCCGACCTACTGACGAGACAACTCAAACCACGGAGCCGGGCATGGTTAGCACAGCACAAGCACGAAATCTATACCTCAAGGCAAGCGAAGCGTTCGTAGAAGCGATCCACAATATGGACGGATCGACCGAAAGCGAAATTGAACGACTACGAGTCGCCGCCGCAAACGCGAACGGACGACGCGAAGCGATCAGGGATCTGGTTGGAGAAGCTCAAGTGCGAGAGTGGGTCACACAAAGCGAGCAAGGTCGCGTGTTCAAGGATGGTTTTGGCAACGTGCTCAGCCAGCCCCCATTCTAAAGAGCTCACACCAAGCGCCCCAAACACAAACGTTTGGGGCCTCTATTGTAGGGCGGCGTTTGCCGCGACCGACACCACTACCTTAGGAGACACCGATGAATTCACAAGCCAACGCTACTGTGTACGACAAAGCCGCTCACGCCTTTAAGCGTGGCGTGCCTATTGTGACGTTGACGACCGCCGATCCCGCGTTAACCGTGAAGCTTCTGCGTGAAGCCATCGACGCGCCTTTAGTGCAGTTTGATGTCGCTGATGGCTGGAAGGTGCCCGAGCAGCCAAACCAAGAAGAGGCTAAGAAGCGCCTCGCCGTGGTCGACTGTGACGCACAGCCGGATCCTGCAGAGGCGTTGATTCAGTGCCGACAAATGGACGACGATACTGTCGTTGTGTTGCATAACGCTCATGTCTTTGTTAACAGCGATGTAGAGCGGCAAGCGATTTGGAATTGTCGCGACGAGTTCAAAGCGACCAACAAGATGCTAGTCCTGCTCGGTCCGCAGTTTCAAGTACCAGCAGAATTGCAGAATGACGTAGTGCAACTAGACGAGCCGCTACCTGACCATAGCGAACTCGTCGACGTGATTGCTGGCCTTTGTGCCGAAGTCGATGTAGATGTCGATAGCGAAGCAGTGCAACGCGCAGCATCGGCCTCAGCTGGCCTATCTGGCTTTGCTGCTGAGCAGTACGCTGCGATCAACCTGAGTCGCGAAGGCTTGGACGTGCCAGGTATTTGGGAGGACAAGTGTGCCAAGATCAATGAAACGCCAGGCTTACAAGTCGTATCTGGCGACAAGACGTTTGAAGATGTTGCTGGCGTGAGTCAAGCGAAGAAGTTTGTGCGGAAGATTCTCGGCGGTTGCGATGCTCCGAATACGATTGTATTCATCGACGAGATCGAGAAGTCTATTAGCGGGCAGGGTGACACCTCTGGCGTGTCCCAGGATCAACTTGGTGTGCTGCTACAGTGGATGCAAGACAATGCCGCTACCGGCATGATCCTTGTCGGACCACCAGGAGCAGCGAAGTCAGCGTTCGCTAAAACGGCTGGCGGCGAGGGCGGCATTCCGACAATCCAATTGGATCTTGGCGGGATGAAAGGCGAGTTCGTCGGAACGTCTGAGACGCGAATCCGCGATGCACTTAAGGTAGTGCATTCAGTGTCTGGCGGCAAAACGATGTGGATTGCAACATGCAACTCTCTAGCATCGCTGCCACCAGAGCTCAAGCGACGATTCAACTTCGGCACATGGTTCTTCGATCTGCCAACCCGCGAGGAACGCAAGGCGATCTGGGATCTCTATGTCGCAAAGTTTGGCGTCAGCGATCCCAGCGACAAGCTACTCGACCAACCTTGGACCGGAGCCGAGATCGAGTCCTGCTGCCGAATCGCTTGGCAAACCAATGACACAGTTGACGAATGTGCAGAGTTTATCGTGCCCGTTGCGACCGCAGCCGCGGATAGTATTGCCAAGCTGCAAGAGTCCGCTGTAGGCAAGTTTCTCAATGCCGCTGCTCCAGGACCATACGCAAAGCCTAAACCACAGAAGGCGAAGCGAACTCGCAAAGCGAGCATCTAGGGGATGGTGTCCCCCTAGCGGGCGCGGCGAGAATCCTAAGGCTCGCCGCGCCTACCCATCCAAACGTTTGGGCCTAGAGAGATAGGCACCAAAGTTCTTTCACGGAGACGATTACTATGAGCAAGATGACTCACCATGATTTACGGATTGGCGACAAGGTCAGCGTGAATGGCAAGCCACCACGCACCATAAGCAGGTTGCTAGGCGGCGATCGGTTCACAGTCCACGGGATCGCAGGCAGCGGCGAGCCGGCTTTTCAGGTATGGTCGTTCTACGAGAACAACGTCCTGCGGACCGAGCAAACGTCCGACACTGGCGTGCGGTATGTGGATGCATTCCTGCTAGCACTGGATGAATCGAACGGCATCCTAGACAGTGAGTTCGCGGACAAGTGGCTAGATGAACTGCTCGACGAAGGTAGCGAACTCGTCGAAGATGTCCGGCAAACGTTTCTGAGCCACTCGCCTATTTTTCGCTTCCCAGAATCCACGCAGCTAATCATCAGCCGACTAGGTGAGGTTGCGTTTAACGAACCGGAGACCACGGATGAATGAACAGCAACTCTCAGAGCTTTTGACCGACATCTACCCTCAGCTGCAACGGCAAGCCAGACAGATCGTTAGAGAGAACCCACGTTACGATGCTGACGATGTTCTGCAGCAAGCAATGATCAACGCAACCAGAGCATTCCGCGTAGGGCATTATGACGGAATGGACCCAAACGGGATCCACTATTGCGTGGTCAACGAAGTTCGTCGAGCAGTGATCAAGATGTCGGCAAAGCAGCAACGAGCACAGCGAGACTATCGCCGAACGCAACACGCCGAAGCGATAGACCTGTCATTCCTAGTGTTAGACGCGACAGAATCGCGTCTAATCGCCGAAGATACCGTCGAACGCATAAAATCACGTCTTTGCCTGACACCGCACTGGGAGCGAAATGTGAAGGTTTTCGAAGCCCTAATCGCCGGACACTCGATGGCAGACATCAAGAGGCAAGGGATGACGAACCGAGCTGTTCGATCAGCGGTCCAAGAGATCCGCGAAATCGCAACAGAATTTCTGGCTTTATAGCGCCCCAAACGTTTGGGTGCTGGGCCATACCTATAGGCAAAGTTCATTTCACTGGAGGCACCACATGGTTACTGAAGAAAATAAGACCGAGTTCGCTGAAAAGCTTCGGGCACAAACTTGCGGCGTACGGTTCCGTTCGTTTGGTATGACGTTGAGTCGCAAGCTAGATAAGGACAAGATCCAGGACATCGCTACGCAGTTTGACGCCGACAGTGAGTCGTTGACTGCAAGTAAGCGGATTCTCGACAGCAAACATGGTAGCGTCCGCAAGGTTCGTGCTACGCAACGGCAAGCAAAGATTGAGGTTCACAAGAACTCAATCGACTATCCGGAGAAGGGGCTGCGACTAATCAAAACGGCAGCTATTGAGGCAGTCACCCAGCGAATCGCTGACTATAAGATTGAGTTGGACGAGGCTTTGCAAGAGCTCTACGACGATTGGGATGACATCAAGGCCGAACGGCAAACCGCCCTCAAAGAACTGTACAGCGATTCGGATTATGATCTCGATGTGCGCGAGCACTTTGCAATCTCAATCGAGTTTCCCGCTATTGAGCCAGATCAGCGGCTGATGACATTGCATCCCGAACTTTACGCTGCTGAGCAGGAACGTATCGGGCAGCAATTCGCCGAAGCACTGATTGAGCTAGAGATCGCTGCAAAAGCGGAATTGACAAAGATGCTGAACCACTTCGTAGAACGCTTAGAGCCAAGCGAGGACGGCAAGAAGAAGACGCTGACCGAGTCAACGCTTGTGAAGCTTCACGAATACGCAGAGTACTTCAAGTCACAAACAATCGGATCGCATGCCGACCTGGACGGGCTAATGGCAGAAATCTCTGATTGGTGCCAGGGCCGCAACGTTGAGCAGATCCGCAAGGGCGACCCTATGTACCGCGAGGGCGTCAAGGCGGATCTTACACGATTTAAAGAAGCTGCTAGCGCGCTAGTCATTGCTAAGCCTCGCCGCATGATCGACTTGGACTAATGGCGGCGGCGCAGCGCCCCAAACACAAACGTTTGGGGCCTTTACGGTAGGCAAAGTTCATTTCACCGGAGGCACCAAAATGAGTCATATTTCAGCAGTCGACTTTCGATTCGACGAAGCGCACTTCGACACGCTCGCTAAGGACTGCGAAGCGCTAGGGCTAGAGCTTGTTCGGAACGCTACCACGTACAAGTGGTATGGTCGGGATATGGGCGACTATCGCGACAAGACAGCAGGCGAACTCGGCATCGTGCCTGACGGCAAGTGTTCGCATAAGATTCGCGTCAAAGACGCGGATAACAGCACGTATGAAATCGGCCTAGTTGCCGATCCGCAAAACGCTGGCAAGTTCATCCCAGTGTGGGATTTCTGGAACGGCGGGCATGGCTTGATGAAGCTGGTGGGTGATGGTGAAGACATTAACAAGCTCACGCACACGCATTCGCTGTCGGTCACCCGAAAGACGCTCCGCAAGAAAGGACTACGTTGGAGTGAGTCAGTAGGCCAGGACGGACGCACGCGATTTAAGGTCACACTCTAAGGAGCAGTCGGATGAAACGTTTCAACAAGTCAAGCGGAACCGTCGACATCACATTCAACGCTGATGGGTCGACCGACATCAAAGTAGAAGGCGTAAAGGGCAGCAGCTGCACGAAGCTTACCGAGGACATTGAGTCCGCAATTGGTGTCACCAAGTCGAGCAAGAAGACCCGCGAATATCGCGAGAAAGAACAGAGGCAGGGACGAAAGGCAACGCAATGAGTTTCAAAGAGCTTGCTGATCTAGTTGTCGGGCACCGAGTAGTGCTCGCGTCGGAAGTCGACGGCAGCAGCAAGTTCGTAGAAGTGACTGTCGATCAAATTGGCACAACCGGAGTGTTTGTGAAAGGCTTTCGGTTTCCATCGGCACGTATTAATTTTGCATCGCTCACTACCGATTGTGGCAGATGGAAGTACATCAAATACTGCCAGCACTATCGTTGCTGCAACCTGCATGCAGCGACTCTGGGAGAAATGCCGCGCCGGAGCCGACGCCAGGACTACACATTCTATAGCTGCGACACACCGACAGCTGACGGGCCTTGCACTGTTGGCGTTTGGGGGAGAACGGATTCAAGTCCGGCAGATCAGTTGCTTAGGACTCTTCGCAAAGACGTGTTTGCGAAACTCAACAGTGTTCCAACGGACCACTATGAAGCGGTTTGGCTCGCAGCAAACGTAGACACCAACGATTCAATCGGTCGCATGAACACGGACGAATGCAACGAGATGCTCCAAACCATCAAGGAGTATCAAGCAAACGGGATCGAGGCGCTGAGGCCAGTGGCAAAGATACGGACATCGCCAACTCAAGACAAAACAGTAATTGTGCAACACCACAAGCGAAAAATCAGGCTCGACTGAAGCGCCCCAAACACAAACGTTTGGGGCCTTTCTAATTTGGAGGACACCATGCAAGAACGAACATTAGTATTCAACAGCGATGGCTCGATGCGGTTTCTAGCTCACGACGAACTGACTTGTTTAGAGCAGTCAGGCAGTACCGCAAAGCGTCGTGCATCACACGTAGAGCCTAAACGTTTGGTGTTGCGAGTAGCGTTCCACATGCTGCGCCGAATGTTCGGCGAATCAGGAACTGTAGCAGCGTTCACGCGAGTTTGGCCCTGCGAGTGGGTTGTGGACCTTAGACCATCAAACGGACCTCGCCTCGATGGTCCATTCGCAGATAGGGCGACAGCGATTGAGGCCGAAGAGCGCTGGTTGTCCGAGAATTATCTTTGAGGTAAAGATGCCGAATTTATTTGAGATTGGCGACGACCTGCGGGAAGCAGATGAACTGCTTGAGCAGGCATTTGAGCAGGCTGGCGAAGAAGGGTTGTCGCAAGATGATCCTGTACTGCGGTGGTTTGAGGCGATCAAAGGGCAGGAGGCAACCAAGCTAGAAGGCTATGGCTGGTTGCTGCGAGAGCTCAACGTCGACCTTGCAGGATTTAAGCAGCTACGAGACGAGTTCGTTCGCAAAGCGCAGGTCACCGAGCGTAAGATCGCGTGGCTAAAACAACGTTTACTCGAGTACATGACAGATACGGACCAGACCAGGATCAAGACGCCAAGCTTTACTGTCAGCCGCCGTGCTAACGGCGGTAAAGCTCCCGTGGTATTCGAGAAGGACGAATTGCCGGAGGAGTTCTTAGAACAAGTGCTGCACATGGAAGTTAGAACTAACGATCTCCGAGATGCTCTCGAAGCAGGACAGCAGGTTCAAGGTGCGTACCTCGGTGCGCGAGGGCAGCATGTCCAAGTCCGCTAAGCCACGACGCGTTAAATGCCCATACTGCAAGCAGTGGGCACAATTTGTTCGCGGCGATCAGGTGTACCCTAACCGCCGCGACCTTCGCGAAAAGCGTTTCTATATCTGCAAGCCCTGCGACGCGCGGGTTGGTTGTCATCCAAACGGTGACCCGTTCGGTTCTCTTGCAAATGCAGCGACAAGGTCAGCGAGAAGCGAAGCGCATCAAGCATTCGATCCGCTATGGAAGTCTGGCGGCATGTCTCGCAGCCAAGCATATAAATGGCTCGGCAAAGCAATGGGACTCTCGAAGCGAGAGTGCCACATAGGGCGATTCGATCCAGGGCAATGTCAGCAAGTCGTCCAGCTGGTAGCCAAGCGCTCTGAAGTAGCGTTAGGACAGATGCCCGACGACATTGTTCAGCAGCAAACAGTGCTGGAGGATATTGTCACCGCGCTAGCGTTGATATCGCCAGAGCAGGTCGACCGACAGTTGATCGATCACCTAGTTAGTCGCTCCGGTTCCGAGCAGATGACGTTCGCTTTGCAGATGTCAATAGCGTGGAGCCACAAGCCAGCGAGGCTCGCTCAGCAGTTCTCCCAAACGTTTGGAACTGACCGCCTTTTGGACCTTATCCGGTTAGCAGATCAGAGAGTGTTCGTGTGGCACATGAACTACTACATGATTCGATTAGCATGGCTGTACGATCGAGCGAGCGATATCGACGACGCTTTGACCATACTTGTCCGAGCAAGAGATAGAACTACGTTCTCAACATATAACATCGGAGACACCAAATGAGCAGCACCGGCGAAATCTTCAAAGCGTTGGTTCAAGTGCAGAGGGATTTAGTTGCGTCTGGCATCAAGAAGGAACGCACCACCGACAGCGGGCCTCGGTATTCGTATCGAGGTATCGACGACATCTACGAAGTAGTCGGCAACATCATGTCAAAGGCGGGCATAGTTTGCGTGCCGACCAAAACTAATACCCACTACGAAGAACGGGTTATAGAGACACACCAGAAAACAAGTCACGTGCGTTTAGCAGCGGTAACGCAAACATATCGTTTCTACGCCGAGGACGGGTCGTTCATTGAAGCTGAGATATGCGGAGAGGGCGTCGATCACTCCGACAAAGCGACCAACAAAGCTCTCTCAGCTGCCTACAAGTATTTGATGTTCCAAACGTTTTGCATTCCATATGAAGGCAACGGCGGCGCGACCGACTCCGAGTCAGACAACATACCTGTTGGCAAGCCAGCTAATCGCCAACCTAACGCGACCGGAGCGGCAAGCGGCTCAAACGGTGCAAACGGAAGCAGCGGCGGGCAGAACGGCTCACAGACGGCCTCAGCGGGGCTGGATTGGTGGCCAGCAAAAGTAGACGCGAAGGCAGTGCCAGGACTCTGTGATCGAATTAAGGATCTCGACCAGGACGAACAGCTGCGAGTCGTGGCAGGAACGTTAGTCAAGGCCTTTGCAGCGAAAACGATATCCAAGCCATCAGGGCGGAAGATTGCATTAGCGGTTCTAGGCCGTCGAGGCGACATAGTACCCGAGTCGCGGTTCGCGTCGTTTGCAGACATGGTCGCTCACCTCGAAAAAATCGAACTACTTTCGCATGATGAAGCTGTGCCCATAATTGAAGCCACCAGAGCGAGGTTGTCGCTCTAAATAAAATCGGTTTTCAGGAAAAGCCGCGCCCCAAACGTTTGGATTTCGGACCTTTACCTATGGGCGGGGAATTGTCCCCGCGAGACCGACACCATCTTGAAAGGCTAGAACATGACTAAGACTGCTACATCTAAGGCGACTAAAAAGTGGGTTCGTTTGGACGAGATCGTTTTTGATAGCGAGAAGTACCAAATGCGACGTGACGATACGGCAGATTTCGTCAAGGAATATCGCGGGATGCTTCGGGACGCTTCGGAGGCAGCTGCAGAAGGCACCCGCCCTCAGTGGCCGTTCAAGGATCCGATTGTCGTATACGACATCAAAGGCGAGCTGTACTGCGTGGAAGGGTTCACGCGAGGCGAAGCAGCTCACAAGGCCAGGTGGGACGAAGTCTACGTCGAGATCCACAAGGGCACTGAGCAGAAGGCGATGATCGCGGCGTTGGGTGCCAATGCGACCCACGGAAAAGCGAGAACGAACGCTGACAAGCGAAACGCGGTCCTTAGAGCGTTAGAGGAACTGACAGCGGCAAAGTGGACCCCGCCAAAGATTGCACAGGTTTGCAACGTGTCCGACCAGTTTGTTCGCAACATGATCAAGCGTCGCGAGAAGGGCCAAACGTCCAAGGCTGGCGTTGAATCAGCGTTAGCGCCGCAGCCGGAAGCTGAAACCAGCAGTCCAGCTACGAAGGCAGATAAAAAGCCAACAGCCGCGCAGAAGGCGAACACGGCATCAGTCAGCAATGGTTCAGTCGACCCCCAAGAGATGCGCAAGCAGCGAGCAAGCAATGCATATACTGCACTTGGCGGGATTGTAACGGTCAGTGAAGAACTTGGATTTTATGATGATATCAAGGACCACCTAGATGCAATTCAATCCCGATTCCAAAAAGCGCGACAGTCTGGCAAGTAGGCCAAGTCAACAATCTGAATGCTCCGGTCGACAGATCGGAGCCGTATCGGCGGACCACCTAAGTAATTGGGAGGATCCGCCGGTTTTAGTTCGTATAGTGTACTTCGTCTCCAACATGCCGACGCCCTGCGTAAGGTACTACGACAAAGAGCAGCAAGCCGACGAGTTTATTGACGAGCTCAAACGTTTGGATTCGCTTCGGAAAATCCATAGTGTTGTGCGATACGACATGCGGTACAACAACGAGGTGATGTGATGGATATCTTTGACCAGTTGGACTCAGAGTTGCTAGGCGAAACCGACGCAGCAAAGTTCGGCGAACGTCCGCCTCGGGTGGCTCACCAAGATCGTGCTATGGAGCAGATCGCGAGAGAGCGCGATCTGCAGCGAGGCAAGCGCGTTAAGGATCCAATATTAGTCGTTGGTCCCTGTGGTAGCGGCAAGTCGCGGATTATGACGGATCTCACGATGGAGGAAGTATCGCGAGGTGGGCAAGTCGTGTTGAAGGTCCATCGAAACATGCTGCTAGAGCAGCTAATCGACGACCTCACCGGTGCAGGAATTGATTTCGGCATCATCCAAGCTGACTACGCAGGCGATCCACACGCGCCGGTCCAGCTAGCCTCAACGCAAACCTTATATCGAAGGGCGATCAAGAGTCAGACCATCGACATGCCTGACGCGACGTTGGTAATCAACGACGAAGCACACCAGCAGGCCGGGGCGATGGAACGGTCGTTGATCTATGGAGCGATGCAGGGTGGTTGTGTAATTCCAGGTTGGTCGACCCGCCAAGTCGATGTAGTGGGGTTCACCGCTACACCAGTGTCGCAGTCCAAGATTTATCGCCGCATGGTTGAGTTCGCGACATACTCGCTAATGCGAGAGGTCAAGTTTCATCAGAAGGTGAAGGTCTACGGACCCTCGGAGATCGACATGAGCGGTCTTCGGCCGAACGCAGAAGGCAACTTCGCGACAGCGAAACTCGGTGAACGTGCAGTCAAGTTGCACGGAAGCATTTACAGTTCATGGAAGAGCCTAAACCCGTTTGCACTGCCTACAATCGGGTTTGCGCCTTGTGTGCCATCGTCTAAGTGGTTCGCGTTTAAGTTTGCAGACAAAGGTGTACCAGTCGCCCATATGGACGGAGAGTTGATTCTCTATCCAGAGGTTGGACCGAGGGGAGCAGTTAAGCTCAAGGAGATCGCGTCTACGCGAGAAAACCGAGCGATGGTCCTGGCGGGTTCGAAGGACGGGTCCATCAAGATTGTTTGGAATCGGTTTTTACTGCGCGAAGCAATCGATATGCCGTGGCTATATCACGGCATCTTCGCGACGGTCATGGGCTCGATCACATCGGCGTTGCAATCTGTGGGGCGGCTTCAGCGCTTTTGGGGCGACTACGATTTTAAGATTATGCAGGATCATGGCGGATGGTATTGGAGGCATGGTTCGCCGAACGACGACCGAAGATGGAAGCTAGGGTATGCTGCCAAGCACTATCAGCGTGAGAGAGTCAAACGTTTGGCTAAGGGCGAGGAGTTCGAAGGGCTCTGCTGTCCGAAGTGTTCAATGTGGCGGAAGTCCGGTCCAGTATGTCCAGGCTGCGGCAACAACCACAAGCGTTCAATGCGAGTCGTGCAAACCAAAGCTGGAACGCTCAAAGAGATGCACGGAAGCGTATACAAGAAAGAAAAGGCGAAGCCGAGCGACATGCAGAGGCTTTGGACCGCGCACATCTTCCGTGGCTATGCATTGGACCACTCGGTCGATCAGGCAGTAGCGTTGTTCTGTTCTGAGTTGCAGCGGAAAGGTTTGCCGGTGGATTGGAAGTTGTTTCTCAAGTTGAACCACGCGCCGCCGAACCCAGACTCAGCCGATTACCGACGAAAGATCAGGAGTTACTATCCGTGGGCAAGACGAAGGACAGAACGGAAGTAGATGAAGCGTATGTGCAGATGCTCACAGACACTGACTACCCATACTGCTGGAACTGCTTTCGCACGTTGCAGGACCGGCCAGCTGGTTGGCATGGTCCTTGGTTGATCGAGCGAGCACACATTGTGAATAATCCGCGAGTTGAGGATCGCCGTGCAGTCATTCTGCTGTGCTCGTGGTGCCATCGGATCCAACATGGTGAGCAGCTAACGTTACCGGGTTTGGAGTCGTTCGTACAGCTAACACTGCCGAACATGCTGGACATGAAAAGTCGGTTCGACGGTCCTTATTACGACAGACCCTGGCTCAGCAAACATCACATTGGCACACTGCCGCGCGCGTCAGGGCGCGGTCGATATCGCAAGCGAACGAAGCATGAAAACTAAGCTAGTAGTGAACTCAGAGCTGGACGTGTTCGGGTTGGAAGACGTCGAGATCAGGCTGGTAGGAAACGCGATGGTTAGACTGGCTGGCAACGCAGGTGGGCTCAAAGCTTACCTGAGGCGACCACAGTTGAACAACGTGTTGATCGATTGCCGAAAGCAAACGTTGGGTTGGCCACCACTGACGATCGGTTATTGCGACTATCCGCAGATCGATAGCGTGGAAGTGTTTCACGGTGGCGGACCTGTGTTCATAAAGTCGGTGTGGAATCTGCAAGCAAATCGGCTCCGAGTACTCGGAACGAGGGAATCGAATATGCCAGCGGTGGTTGTCGAGAACATGACCCATCGAGTGACAGAGAGCGACGATCCGCAAAGGATAGACTATCCGAACAACGATCTGCTCTTCGAAGGACTGACGATTGAGCGGTGCGCCAGCTTGCCACTACTGGTACGGGATACGATTGGAATGCGGATTGCGAGCGGCAAGCTTCACGGCTCAGAAGGTGGTCGCGCAGGGTACGATAACAACGAGGGCCTTATAAGGTTGCATAACTGCCCTCGATTTCATATCGGCGGAGCAGTGATGCTGACGCAAAGCGAAGAGCCAGCTGTGCAAATCGAAGACAAGCCGACTAGCACAAAGACTTCGCTTTCAGGTGAGCCAATGCTTGCGCCCAATTGCAAGATTGGTCTGCAGATTAGAACGTCAGGAACGCAGGAGCGGGAGCGTTTGCCTGACGTAGATTGGTTCGTCCCGCGATACAACAGCGGCCAGCCGAAATTTGACGGCAAGGCATACGGAATAAAGGAGACGTAGGATGCTAGTACTGACCAGGGAACAGGACGAACAGGTCACTATAGAGTTGACGCCAGAGCTGATGAAGCAATTCGTTGAACGAGGCGAAACAATAGAGATCGTGACAACCGTCGTAGCGTTTCGCAATCGCACGCGAGTTCGGCTAGGCTTCGACGTGCCTCAGCCGGTCCCAATCTATCGCAATGAACTCAAGCGAGATGTCGACGCCAATGGCTTAAGGAAGGTATCATGCAATCGCAATTCCTAGACGGTCCAGCAGAAGGCGTCAAGCTGGCCCTCAGACGCGCGCCGCTCTACCTTCGCGTAACTTACCAAAGCGGAGAGTGGGATGCGTTAGATCAGCTCTCTGACGTCCCAAAAGCCAAAGAGAGTGTTTACATCTACAAACGTTTGGATTGCGCTCGGGGAGTTCATGTACGGGCGTCGAAGGGCAGCGGTCTGGGTGGTTGCTGGAGCTATGGGCAGTATCGTTATATTGGCGATCTGCCAGACGAGATCAGCAGGCATACCAAGGAGTGGCGAGCTTGGGCAGAAGATCAGCCAACCCATCACTGGAAAGAAGGCGATGCAACGGGTTACAGCCGAGCAGTTCAAGGAACTGACAAAGACAGGGAAGAAGTCTAAGTGGCGAAACCGGCCAGTGAAGACAAGCGAAGGAGTGTTTGATTCGCAGGCAGAGTACGACAGGTGGTGTGAGCTTAAGATTCTGCAATCACAAGGCGAGATTCGGAAGTTAGAGCATCACAAGGTCTTTGAGATCAGAGTCGGCGGACACCTGATCTGTAAATACGAGTCCGACTTCGTTTACGAAGAGCAGACCAGCGATCCAAACGTTTGGACGCCCATCGTTGAGGACGTAAAGGGTAGCAAGGAAACTAAGACGCCGGAGTACAAGCTCAAGGCGAAGTTAATGTTCGCAGTTCACAAAATCACTATCAGGGAAACTTTCAAATGACACGCGACGAAGCAAACGTAGTTCTTGATCTAGTAGACGCTGCCACGGAGGGCAATATGCCCACAGTCCGCGAGCAGATGGCAGAGAGGGGTTATTCTCCAGCAGAGATAGTAAAGGTGTTCAGCGGAATAGCTGCTAAAGCAGGACGGTCGCCAATGTTTGAAGAAAGCGATTTCAACGAATAAGGGTGAGGCATGCAGCCACGGAAGTACACCAGAAGCGACAAAATGCTGATGGTAGCAATGCAGAACCCTGAAGAGTGGGTCTGTCAGATCCAGTACATGGACTCTCGGAAACAGTTAACGAACCGCACTGTGTCGCCTATCCGTTTTAATGGTGACGCAGTGCTGGTATACTGCCTGAGCCGCGACGGCCTTCGCTCACTCAAGCTGACCGGCATTCTAGGCGTAAAGCTTCGGCACGCCAGCGACGTAATGACGCCAGAAGCGTTGCAAGTCCTATTGAGCGCAAGGCCAGCTTGATAAGTCAATGGGAACGACGGGCCAAACGTTTGGCTTGGTCACATCAACGACGGCCAGCGGGAAAGGGAAGGTCTATGGCTAAGGTGTTTGATATGGGCCGAGGGTTCAATGCGACCGCGGGCACGGACTTGTGGTCAGCTAAGCTGATAAGCCCAGAGCCCAATATAAATGCAACAATGGCTGCTCAGTTAATGGCTGAGGCAGCAAACACTTTGGCTATGCCAGGCGTGTTGGCTCAAGTCAACACTTCACCACAGCAACAAGATCCTTTAGTACGCAAGCAACATAAGCGGAGAGTCAACCTTGACTGAAAATCCGACCGACGAAAACGCAGTGCCAGAAGCGGTAGAAGAAATTGAGGCATCGCTTGATCTTTCACTATTCCCTGTCATTGAGCTGGACAAGCTCAAGCTCGACCCGAGCAACGCAAGGAAGCATGGGTCAAAAGACATTGACGCGATCGCGGAGAGCTTGCAAGGCTTTGGGCAGCAAACGCCGATTGTGATTAATCGATATGGCGTGATCGTCAAAGGCAATGGAACGGTGCTAGCAGCAAAGCAGCTGGGTTGGGAAACGCTGCACTACATCGTGACAAAGCTTGAAGGCGACGAAGAGCGAGCCTATGCGATAGCGGACAATCAAACCGCCCTCCTGTCTGAGTGGGATATCGAAGAGCTGTCGAAGCAAATCCAAACGTTTGACGAGTCGTTATTAGGCAAGCTGGGATTCAGCGATGCCGATCTCGCTGAGTTGATCGACGCCAACATTGAGACGTTCACGGTAACGGACGGACCAGGCGGCGAGATCGAGCCGGAGGACGACACGGCGTTTACAGTTCAGCTCACTGAGAAAGTGCCGGACAGCGATAAAGGCAAAGTGATCGAAGCAATCAACAAAGCTATGGAAGGGGCAGGTCTTGCTTATCGCGCCGAAGCCTACTGATAAGGTTCCCCTGCTGGTTAGCTACCACTACATCAAGGATTGGCCAGAAGAACGAATCAAGTATGTTCTCGAAAATCCACACCTAGAAGTCCTGATCGACTCCGGAGCGTTCTCAGCGTTGAACGCTGGCGTTGAAGTTGATATCGAGGAGTACATGGCGTGGGTCAAACGTTGGGAAAACCATTTGTTTGGCTACATGCTGCTCGACAAGCTCGGCGACCCGAAGACATCTGCTGAGAACTACGAGGTTATGCTTCGCAATGGACTCCATCCGATCCCGATTCATGTGCGCGGTGATGGCGAACAGCGAATGGACGAATTGTTCGAACGGTCGGCGTATGTCGCGTGTGGTGGCTTCCGACGCCCTAAGGTTGGGTGGAGCAGCGAAGGTTATGTTGAGCTCAAGATGCAGTGGGCGAAAGGTCGGCCCGTCCACTGGTTAGGCTACACGAAGCATACGATGCTGATGCGATATGCCCCGTACTCCTGCGACTCGTCGAACGTGATGTCGGCGGCGCAGTATGGCTTGTTGATCTACCCAAAGTCAGGTGGGCTCACGCAGATCAAATACAACGAGCTCAAAGCATCGCCGCCCATCGCCCTTAAGCGAACGCTCGACCGGCTTGGCATTCAATGGGAGGATCTCAAGGACAGGCGGTCATGGCGATGCAACCGCCCTGCAGGCCAAGAATACTGCGAGCACTTGTCGCACTTTATGACGTGCTTTGCTTACGTGGACTACGCAAGACGGATGAATGCCTATAACGGAACGCGAGTATTCATAGCGACCACCGGCGTCTATGACACACCAGAGATGGTGAGTTTCTTCGCCAATGAGACTTGCCTGACTGAACGCGCACCATACCCGGTGAGCATTGCAACCCGACCGAGACCCGTTGCTGAATGGAGCAATCAAGATGCAGCCGCTACCGCCTGATGACGTCCAGATACTTGAGATAGTTGTCACGACAGAATTTGAGGCCGTGCACTGTTGGCCCAACGCGCCAGAGGGCAATATTCTCAAGCATCCGCACCGGCATAAATTCTTCGTTCGCGTCAAGTTTGCGGTCACGCATACTGACCGCCAGTTAGAGTTCTTGGACATGAAAGAAGTGGTCGAGGGTCATATCGCTAATCGGCTGAACCAAATTGAAGCGATAGGCCGGGGTGGAGAAGCGTTGCATTGGTCATGCGAAGACTTTTGCAACGACATCGCCGCGCATCTACAATCGCAAGACTACCCAGTGACGTTTGTCTCCGTGTTCGAGGACAACGAGAATGGAGCAGAGTTAACGTTAGGGCTGAAAAGTGTTTGACAGCGAACCATACGAAGAGACAGACCGGACCATCACGTTTAAGGACGGTCAGACAGTGTCGTTTGGGGTCCTACCTAGCCCCCGGCCAAAGCTCAAACGTTTGCCTACTTGGGTCCTTGTAGTCGTGTACCTTGCAGCTATCGTTGCTGCGAACTTGCTGGTTGCCCGCTATGGACAGATAGCGTTACTGTTCACGGCGGTCGCTCTCCTGCCAACTGACTTTCTAATCCGCGACATCCTTCACAGTCGCTGGGAAGTTGAAAGCAAGTATTGGTTCTTCGCGATGGCCCTGCTTGTCGGCAGCGGCGGCGTGATAACGTTGCTGGTCAATTACTCGGCGGTTAACGTGGCTCTGGCGTCTTCTGCGGCGTTCTGCGCGGCAGGGGTGTCAAATGCGGCGGTGTACGCTTCAATCGCGTTAGATCGCAAATTTACCCGCATGACCGCCTCGAATGCTGTGGCCAGTGTGGTAGACTCGGTCCTGTTTCCACTTTTGGCGTTTGGAACGCTCGACTGGCGGATCTCAGCTGGTCAAGCCGCCCTCAAGTTCATAGGCGGGTTGCTACTCACAATTTGGTATCTTCGCAGGACCGACCCACGTGCGATATTTCTCAACAAAGACCTACGGGCATGAGCTCGGGTTGTCTTGCTGTTTTCGACAGCATAAAGCCAAGAGCCACTGTAATCGTTTGCATGGCTACGCGATCAGCGTCAAGCTGGTTTTCGAAGCCGACACATTAGACCATCGCAATTGGGTTCAAGACTTCGGCGATCTCGATTGGGTGAAGACTTATTTGAAGCAAACGTTTGACCACACAACAGTAGTCGCAGCAGACGATCCAGCGATGAAGGTGTTCGAGGACATGCATTCGAAAGGACTGCTCAAGCTGGTGGTCCGTGAAGCAGTTGGTTGCGAAGCGTTTGCAATGCAGATCGCGGATTACGTTGCCTCCGGACTGCCACCGCGAGTGAATTTGTTAGAGGTCGAGGTACGAGAGCATGGCGCCAATAGTGCAGGAGTCAAGATCTATGGAGCATGAGAAGCAGTATCGAATAAACGAGGTGTTCGTAGCTAAGCAGGGCGAGGGCTTGCGAAGCGGCGAGATGTCGATATTCGTTCGGTTCAGCGGCTGTAACATGCGTTGCGACCTTGAGGCGAGCCAGGTGTCGCCAGGCGGTTTTAAATGCGATACCGAGTTCACTAGCGGGCGGTCGCTCAACGCAGCAGCGATCCTCAAGTACATCGACGAGATGAAGGCGATAGCGAAGACGCCAGAATGCAATTGGATCGTCCTGACTGGCGGCGAACCTATGCTGCAAGTTGACCAACCGTTGATCGACGCATTGCATCAAGCGGGCTATCGGTTACAAATTGAAACCAATGGAACGCTCGAAGTGCCGAGGACGATCGATTTCATCACAGTCAGTCCCAAGGTTGCGGAGCATGCGATTGTGCAACGCTCAGCGACTGAGGTGAAGTATGTTAGGGGCTACGGCCAGGCACTGCCGTCAACTTGCGTAGACGCAAAGCACTTTTGGATCTCGGCAGCGTTCGACTCAGGCAGCGTTGCCCCCAAGACCGTTGAATGGTGTTCTCAACTATGCGAAGGAACCAAATGGAAGCTCAGCCTACAGACACACAATCTCGAGGGAAGTCGATAGAGGTTCCTGTCTACGAAGCGGAGGAGGCGGTCAAACGTTTGCTTTTGCATCTAGGAGAAGATCCAGCACGCGATGGATTGTTGGACACGCCTTCGCGCGTCGTTAAGGCTCTGCGAGAGATGACGGCTGGCTATGCTGTGGATCCCGCAAAGCTGCTATCCAAGCAGTTCGAAGCAGAGCACGACGAGATGATCGTGGTCAAAGATATGCCGTTCGTCTCCATGTGCGAGCATCACCTAATGCCGTTTCGTGGAACAGCAGCAATAGGTTATCTGCCCGGCGCCAAGATCGTTGGGCTTAGCAAGTTTGCCAGATTGCTAGATTGTTTTGCTTGCCGATTTCAAGTGCAGGAGCGACTCACGGACCAGATCGCCACCGCGATCATGGAGCATACTGACGCGCGGGGGGCGGGTTGTATTGTCCGTTCTTCACATGGTTGCATGACTTGTCGAGGTATCAAGAAGCACGGCAAAATGGTAACATCGGCGATGAAGGGTATGTTCTTAGAGGTTCCAGCCACGAAGGCGGAGTTCTTATCTCACGTGAGATCGTGATGCTTATCTGCGCCTTGGCATGTTTGTTTTGCGCTACCTACTGCGCGATTGCGGTGGGTAAGGCGGCATGGTATTCCAACGATAAGCCGTTTTTCGCAAGAGCCCTGACCATGCAGGGATTCGGCATGCTGTTCTGTATTTCAGCTGTGCTAGGCGTGTTGTGCCTACTCAAATTCTATTCGCAAGGGTAGGTCCGATGAATGTACTGGACACGCAGAACAAAATTGAGGTCCTTATACATTTGGCAGACGGGACTCAGATAAAGGCAGTGACCGACGATGTGGACGTGCTCCAAAAAGTGCAGCGCGCTCACAAGAGGAGTCGGCAGCTCTGGCGACCGTTCAGGCCGCGTACTTTTGCAATCAGCGACCAAGGCAAAGTGGTGTGCGTGTTTTGCTTAGCAGCCTTTGATTTAGCAGCAGCCGCAACGACGCCTGTATCTCACATTATGGCAAATGAACCAAACCCACCAAACCAACCTATGGCAGCAGTTTAGGGACGCGCAGCAGCATTTGTTCACCGAGCCCTTCCTTCAAGCAAAAGTCGATACATATGTCGGCGTGACGATTTTTATGGTTGCAACGCGGCAGGCAGACTGGTCGCAGCAAACGTTTGGATCGGATAAAGAGAGAGGGCCGATCGGGCCACTCAAGCATCTAATCAAGGAAGCAGACGAAGCGCAGTCTGCGTGGGGTGCGTGGCAAGCTTTGGAAGCATCGCTCGACGACGATTTGGCGTCTGTCGCAAAGCTCGGTCTTTTGGAGGAACTCGCAGACTGCTCTCTGCTACTCTTCGATGCACTTCGGCGAGCTGGATTCACAACCGTGGATCTTGTTTCGATGATGTGGAAGAAACAGATACTCAACGAGAAGCGAGAATGGAACGTCAAGGTGGACAACGAGTCGCCGGTTGAGCACGTCAAGGACGTAAAGGACGTAAAGGAGGACGAGTCGCGCATTGCTGGGAATGATACCTTCAACCTGCACATGCACACGATTCGACGCGGTGAGCTTGTTGGCGGTGCCGAACGAATTTTGTTCACGGCATGGCCCTCGGTAGAAGATGTTGCTAGACCGCTCTGCTATGCGGTAGTCCATCAGACCGAGCTAATGGGGAACTACTTAGAATGGATTCACGTCGAGGAGGGATATCGGCGAACCGGGATCGCTACAGCGGTCGCAACCCTGATCGAAGCCGCAATAGGTCCGCTTGAGCTATCCGGAGTCACGGAGGAAGGCGAGGCGTGGTGTGAAGCATTCTGTGAAGCGAAACCTGATGAAGGATAAAGACGAACAGATAGAAGCAACGATCCACCGGATGTCGTTGAAACAGGGAACCGAGTTGAAGATCGTCCATGTGATCGAGCTGGGCGACAGTTGGGTCACGCTGGCAGTTGTCGCAGCTGGTTGCTGGGCCATAGCCAAGATGTTTATTGGGTGGGTAGCGTGAAATATCACTACGAAGCGATCTGCACAGCGGTTTACGATGGCGACACTATAACCGTCGACATTGACCTTGGGTTTGGCATCTGGTTGCGAGATCAGAAGCTCAGGCTTTATGGCATCAACGCACCTGAAATCCGTGGTGAGCAGCGAGCAAGCGGCCTTAGAGCGAAGGACTGGCTTTTAGACCAGATCTTTGACGAGACAATCGAGTTCAATTCGCTCAAGGACACTAAGGGTAAGTATGGCCGCTGGATCGCGGAGATCACCCACATAGATGGCGTTCGGCTCGAAACAACCCTCAATCAACAAATGGTGATTTCTGGGCACGCTATCGAGGCGAACTACTAATGGACGGCAAAGGACGGCTAACTGACGACGATCCTATGCCAATCGGCAAGCACAAAGGCAAACGTTTGGGCGATGTGCCTGATAGCTATTGGGCATGGTTCCTCGATCAAGATTGGTGTGACAAGTATCCAAAGCTGGTGGAGTATGCAAACACCGGTGTTGACTGCGAGTAGGTAGCATTGGTTTCAAACGTTTGATAGGTTAGGATTCGTTGACCGACACTCTAACCGGAGAGACCGATGAAAAACCCCACCCCAATCTTTGCGTGGATTGCTCTGATTGCCGTAGGCTGCGTTGTCTATTCTGCCATCAAATGGGAGATCGAAGAGCAGCGGAATGCCGATCTAACCGCACAGAACGACGATCTAAGCGACTCTGTGGACGAATACGGCAAAATACTCATAGGTGTTGCTGCAGGCGATATAGAGGCTCTGAAGCGGCTTGAGCCGGGCTCGGTGTGGGTTGATCTCGCTGGCGATGGGTATGAGCTCGGTCATGTGAACACAGCGACCGGTGAAGTGGAGTTGCATCGGGTCCTAACTTCGGGCGACCAATGTGGCGTTTGTGGTTGGGTCTGGGAGGCTGCGACAACAGGCAATCCTGTGCGTTCCGACGAAGGGCAAGACGGAGGAACGAAACCGCCTGTTGGAGAGGTCTCAGCTTCGCCGGTCGCTCACCAACGTTGTGATGTCCACTTCTAGGGCGAGTTGGGTGACAAAGAGAGCCGGCTCACGCTCCGGCAAAGATATGGGGTCGCAACGACACCCACCAGGCGCAACCAGCGGGTTCCCTGACACCCTTGAAGAAGACGGGTTGTCGCCTGAGGAATCGTTTGCCATTGAGACGCGAGCAATTCGCGAACTCTGGATTGGCAGCGGTGAAGCATTTGCTAAGGGACGGCAAGCGCTGATGAACAAGATTCTCAAGATCGGACTCACCACTCAAGATGAAGGCATGGCAGTGTCTGCGATGAACACGTTGGTTCGTGCAGAGCTAGGAGTTCAGCGAAACGCAATTCTAGCCAAACGTTTGGACATGGGCGGGTCGGGCGGCGACTTGCCTCCGCAAGCTGAGCCAGAAAAGCAGGAGCGAGCAATTGTTATCGAGGGCTCGGCGAAACCTGTCAGTCCGCAGGACTTCGTCCGCCAGATGATCGGTAATCAGGATGTCAGAGCCTCTATCCGAACTCGACTTAGTAACGCCACTGAATTACGCAGTAGCGACGAACAACCAATTCAAGAGGGCGAGACATCTTGAGCTTCTTGAGCATGAGCTCATTGAAACACTCAACAATGAGTTTGATGTTCTAATTGCCCAAGCGCCGCCTCGGCATGGGAAGTCCTGGTTTCTCGCTCGCGAATTCCCGAAGTGGTATCACGGCGTCTGGCCTGAGCATCAATCTCTGATTACCAGTTACCAGCTGGACCTAGCCCGAGATCATTCCTCCTATGTTCGCGACGAGTTCCACCGCCTTGCGCCCTACTGGGGATTGGAGGGTGTTCGCTACTCAAAGGCAGCGGCGGCGAAGTGGGAGATTGCAGGCGGTCCCGGCGATATCATGGGCGGTTGTCGCGCAGCGGGTATCGGCGGCGGTATCACTGGGCGCGGTGCAAACGTGTTCATTATTGACGACTACCTCAAGAACGCTGAGCAAGCGACGTCAGAACGGATTCGCGACAAACAATGGGAATGGTTCGAAACGACTGCTTGGACTCGGTTGGAACCGGGCGGCAAGATGATCATCCTTGCGACCCGGTGGCATGAGGACGACTTAATTGGTCGAGCGTTGAGGTTCTTGACCGCAGCCAATTTCAAGGTTCGCGAGATCCGACTGCCTGCGCTAGCTGAGCCAACCGACGAGCAGCCAGATCCGCTAGGCCGCAAGACAGGCGAAGCGCTATGGCCAGAGCGATGGTCCGCCGAATACCTACGACAGCAACAGTTGCTGTTCGATCCCTATTGGTTCAATGCGATGTACCAGCAGCGGTTAGGTAGTTACGGTGCAAATGAGTGGCCGAGCGAATACTTCTGGAACATGATGGTTCAACCGGAGGATTGGCCGCAAACGTTTGAGTTCTCAGCAACGGCTCTAGACCCGTCCAAGGGCAAACAGGCTAAGGTTGGCGACTTTTCAGCAATTGTGAACGTCGCATATCACAAAGGCTACTTGTGGGTGGAGGCAGACCTAGAACGACGCGATGCTGGCAAGATGGCAAGCGATCTCGTAGCGTTCAATGACTTGCGAAGGCCAATTGTCACAGGGATCGAGGCAAATGCGTTCCAGCACTTGTTGGCGGACACCTATATTCAGGCGCAAATAGATCACGGAAACTATCGCGACGAACCGGAGCTGATTGATAACAAAGTTGCAAAGGCTTTGCGGATAGCGAGGCTCGGCTTCTGGTTGCGAATTCATCGAGTCAAGATCAAGGACACGCCAGGCGGGCGGCTGTTGTTTGAGCAATTGAAGCACTTTCCCAACGCCAAGTATGACGACGGGCCCGATGCGTTCGAGATGGCCCTTAGGCTTCTCCTGCAGGCGAGCTGGGACCCGACGTTGAATCAGCTAGCCGAGGGTAACGTTACGCACATCGCGGCGTAGGGGCCTTATGAAGCAGGGACACGCCATCAGTGGCGTTAACGAGAGGCAACGTTAGCGAACGGCGTCAAGCTGGGAGCGGGAGGGAGAGCCAGCCGATGTCATTATCCGAACGACAATTCCTGATTCTGCGAGGCAAGATCAAAGCAGCTGAGCAGCGATGGCGAGGTCGCGCAGAACAGGAACGTTTGCATGGTACCGACGACCTTCGATCCGAAGCAGAGGACTCAGCGGCAGCGTTCGAAGCAATTGGTTTGTTGATAGAAATACTCATGCCAAAGGATAAAACGGAATGATCGAGTTAGATAGTTTGACGCCTGAAGATGTGGGCCGGAGCGTGCTTTATGTCGACGGCCAAGGGCAGAGCGACGAGGGCACAATTCACGGCTCGAATCAACTATTGATCTTCGTCCGGTTTAAGACAGGAGTGATGGGTTGCATGCCATCAACGCTTTACCGTTGCACCAAAGCTGAGTACAGGGCAGCGAGAGTCCAAACCGATGCCATTCAGAAGTGCGTAGGTAAGATCAACGGGGCAAAGTTCGCGGTAGATTCTTCGCGGAATCTAATAGCCCTTATGCAGGAGTATGCCGAGGAGTACCAGAAAGAGCTCGCATTGCAATTGGCGATTCTCGGTGGTCATGGCAAGTCGGAATATGATGCAGCAATGAGTGCGTCAAAGCTGACGGCAGATGAAATTGAAGAAGCACGTAAATGGAATGCCGTAAAGGAATAGTTCATGGCGAATCACAGTCCACCACGATCCTACACTCCTGACGAGCTGCGGCGAGTAGCGGCCTCTTTCCGTGTTGTGCTCGACGGATTGGAAGGCGTAGCCACAAATATGGAAGAAGCAAGCATCGAGTCAGTGCCAGTACGGTATTGGAAGGTCGGAGAGCGCGCGTCAGACCAGTTTGTGAAGTTTGTCGCGGACGCACAGCAACAGTTGGTAGCAAAGACACTAAAGGCGGGCGAGTGATGGATCATCTTGGACTTAGCAGCTACAGCAAGTCGCCCAAACGTTTGGATACAACGCCGAAACGCAAAGTATGCGAGGACGAGCTTCCAAGCGAAGTGGTGGATGCTCTGGTCGACTGGAACAGCTCGCTTGAAAGCTATGAGCGGTGTGGGTGTGGAAAACATCACTACGGCGACTCTTATCTAGAGTGCTATGACGAAAACGGGGAACCCACTGGCGACATGCTATCCCACAGTGAAGTGCCAGAATCTTGGGTGTGGACAGGGGAGGATGATGTATGCGTCGTCCACTTTGACGGTTGTGACTATGTTGTGGGCTGTGAGTGCAATTGGCCCGCGAAGCACTGGCAATGGCTCGCACAAAACAAAGAGTGGATTTTAGTAGCGTTCCACGAAACAGCGACCAATCAAGTTGAGACAGGGATGGCGATGTGGGCTAAGACCCGTCAGTCGCATGTCGTCCATGATGGTGATTTGTCAAACAAAGTGGTCACAACGGCAGAAGCGGTGACGATTGCACATGAGTTCATGGACGCAGCTCGGGACGAGTTGCTAAAAGAATTCAAGGTTAGCAGTGAGTCGATCACGAGCACATATCGGAACCTTGAATCTGCTTTGAAAAGAGATGTCAAAGGCAGTGTGGACAAGCTAGAAAACAACATCACCCACGCTATAGATAAGCGGTTGCGGGCCGTAGCAGATGTGCTGAAGGCAGAATCCGCTGCGGCGTTGCAGAAAGCGACCAAGAAGGCAACAGAAGCCGCAGTTGAGGCGGCGAAGCACTATGCGCAACAAGAGGTTCAGGTACAGCTCAATCAACGCAGAAAACTAATCTTAGGAGACTAATATGCGACCACGAATGATCGCAATGAAGGACCATCTATACGTCGTAGCGTGTGTGGACACGGACTTCGTGGCAACGCTTGAAGAGGGCGGGATGGTTGCCGCGACATGGGCCCAATCGGATATGCCGAATGGGTTCACAGAGTACTTCTGCGTAGCCGTAAAGGAAGGGACTTCGCTGCCTGAAGCGCCGCCGCCTCCCAAATACCCGGTGGCGATTCGTATTGATCAGCAAGGGCTCGACAACTTGAAAGAGGCCGGTGTGTCGTCAAGCTCGACTGACAAAGTCACGTCAATTATCGCAGTGCGAACTTTGGAGCAAGGAGACGCTTGCGACGGCTGTGAAAAAGCAGTCGCGGAACTAGCGAGAGTAGTCGCGCGGCAGAAGAAACAAAAGCAAAAAGAGTATCGCGAGCGTAGTTTCTATTCCCGAAGCAACCCGAGTTTGAATTAATGACAAAAAAGAGGCATCTAAATCCCAAACGTTTGGTCGAAGTCAGTCCGGCAGTACTCGCAAGGGTGCCCAACTCTGCTCAGCGAGTGTTTGCAGACCACACGAACGGCTGGATGGTAAGTGTCGACGACTGGGATGGAACAGACGGAACGCCCTGGGAGGGATCGCTTCGTGTCCACGTTACGCAGAATTCCGGATCGCGCCCTGAGCACTGGAATGACCCAAAGTATCGCGCTAACGATATCACCTGGGATGAACTCAACGCGATAAAGCAGCATTTCTGGCCCAATCGAATTGCAATCGAAATCTATCCGCCTAAGAATAGGAGCGTGGACGTAGCAGCTATCCGCTGGCTTTGGGTTCTGCCCGAAGGCGCCGAGCTGCCGTTTAACCTAGAAGCGAACTCTACGATCTTGAAATAGGACGACCGGCTATGCTTAACGATCCCGCGCATCCAATTTGGCCAATCATTCGTTCCGGTATGTGGGCCATCGCCTTGGTGGTGTGGCTGGTGTTTGGTACCGAAGGCTGGGACGTGCAGCACATCTTGTTAGTAATTGGGGCGGTTGGGGCCTTACTTACCGGAGGCGAACTGCCGTTCTTGTCGCAGTTTAAGCCGAAGAAAGAGAACCCGGCGGAAAAGCCGGACGAGTAACCCAAACGTTTGGAGCGAGCGATGATCTGGTTGGCAGTGGCGATGGCGATTGGTTTTGTCTGTGGCATAGGGACTGCAATTGGCGTTCTGTTCTGCCTCCCTGCAAGCGACGATCACCGGCAGATTGAGATTCAGAAGCGCGAGCTATATTCGCAGTTATCCGGAAAGAACCCGCAGGATGTGTGGACCGAGCCCCGGTCCCCTGAACGTTGCGATGCACGGAGCAACAGTACAGAAAAGACGCCGTCGGTTGCTTCCGTGCAATCGGTTGTTCGCACGCCTGGTCCGTGGCGTGTGGCAAGACTTGATCGCGTATGTCACCCCAATTTGCCAAACAACTCACTTGGTGTCGTAGCTGATCCGTCGCACAAGCAAAACGGCGTTCGAGGCAACGCGGCAGTGATATGCATAATTGCGCCGCCAGAGTTTTTGACGCCACAGGACATTGAAAACGCAAGGCTCATTGCGATTGCACCGAAGCTGCTCGAAGGCTTAGGTGAGGCGTTAGCAATGTTGCGCTCGCAGTATGAGGAATCAGACACGCCGACGTGTGAAGCATGGCTTGCGGATCTAGAACGCCTGGAGTCAATCGCCGACAGCGCATGCTAGATCGTGCCAACGCCAGTGGTATCTACAGCAGCAACGGCTCGACGAATCGACGCTGCGGGGATATCAAGCGATTCGCCTTCACTGTGCAGTTGGGCATTCAAAGCAATTGCTGGCAAGTACGCATGCCAATTGCCTGACGGCCAATACCGGAGATCAGCTGCGACGTCGCGGAGAGAATGCCGCAGCTCTCTAGTTCGTTCAGCACCAGCAATGTGCCGCAGTGTCAGGGTCGAATACCACAAGCCAGGGCCGAGCATTTTCTTAGCCAAACGTTTGACTTCGCTCACTGTTACGGTCAATCTGCCGTTGTGGCGAATGGGTGCGAGTAAGCCTGCTCTCACCAGTCGCCGCATTTTGTCGTGTGATGGCCAGCCGGGTAGTAGCGTTGCTGCCACGGCCAGTGAGACGCGCCCCCGCTGAGGCGGAGTGACCTGAAGCCCTAACTCTAAGGCCAGCGGATCGCTATACTGACGTTGGTTCTGCAGGTGGGCGCGAACGGTGTTCCTGTGGATGCCGAGCGTACGCGCGACTTCCGACCGACTATTCCCTGCTCGCGATAGCTCATGGATCCGGCGAACAGTTCGAGGCGTCAGATGTTTGCTAGTTGGCATGAGGTAGTCCGATGGAAGATAGCAAGGTAGTCGATAACCCGATTTTTAATCAAAACGGCGAAGTAGTCGACGGTACACGCGACATGGTAGCCGATCTCTTAGACGCAATCCAAGGCGATGGCCTGTTTGACTCCCTGCAGGAGAGTTATTGGTCGCACTTTGGCAACGTGTCCAACCCATACGCCTCAATGCAAGGTTTTGGTTGGCTATCTGACCGACAAGGCTACCACACGCAGAATCGCGACCGGCTGGAAGGTCGCTATTCTCCGGTCTACGACAACGAGATTGATCTACGCGCGATCCGCCAAGCCTGCCGTTTACTGATTGAGCGGGTGCCTGTTGCAAAGGCGATGCGAGAACGGCTCGTCGACTACACGATCTCGAAAGGGTTTGAGATCAAGATCACGCACGATTCGCCCGACGTCCAACAGCTTTGCCAACGGGTCGTGGATAAGTTCATTGAGGACAACGACTGGGAATCGTTAGAGATTGAGTCGTTCGAACGGGAACACGAGGAGGGCGAGTTCATCGCGTCGCTGCGTTACGAGCAGGGGCACGTGATGATGGATATTCACGAAGGCGACTATTTGAGCGAACCGGTCAACACGGGCGAGCTTGAGTCGTGGTTGCAGCTGCCGGACCGGATCGATCCCTGCTGGACGTTTGGTGTGCTCCGAGAAAAGCATAGACGGCGAAATCTTGGCTACCACATCACCCGCGATCTCGGTGCGGATTGGCAATTCTATCCCGAGCGACATTTTGTCCATTGGAAACGAAACAGCAAACAAGACGCTAAGCGTGGGTTTGGAGATCATTACACAACGCACCAATGGCTGAGTCATGGTTCCAAAGTCCTTGGAAACACTGCCCACGGAGCAGCAATTCAAGCTGCTATCGCGTACGTCGTAGAGCATGCCAACAAGGTTACGAGCGGGCAGGCAGCGGCATTGGCAGCGACCCGAGGAAAGGTATCGATGCGTCCGCAAGTCAACGGAGACGGGACGACCTCAACGCAGCGGAAGTTCAACCCCGGTACCGTTGTCGACCTAAACCAGGGTAGCAAGTATCACGCGGGGCTACTTGGCTCGAACAACTCACAGATCTACATCACGGTGATGGAAGCCTGCATGCGGCTATCGGGAACTATCTGGGCGTTTCCCGAACATATGCTGACCGGCTACGCGGGGAATAACAACCGCGCGAGCAGCGAGACCGCCGAGAGTCCGTTCATTCAGGGACGGCTTCGCGACATCCGGATTCGATCGAAGCGAACCAAACGTTTGGTTTTGAAGATCCTCCGCATGTACTTCGATGCTAATCAGAGCATAGGGAGTTGGGAGGAGATCGAACCGGGGCTGGATGTAGCGATTGGCGAACCAGAGATTGTCAATCGTGATGAAGCAGCTGTGACGGCAGCACTGGTTCAGCAAGCCGAGAAGGGATGGGTATCTAACCACACAGCAATGACCACGCTAGGCCGCGACGTCGAAGACGAGCAGGCGAAAATTGCGGACGAGCAGAAGTCGCAGCCAGGCCAGCAGGAAGGCCCTGCAGCGGGCCGCTCAGCGACGTTCGGCGGGCTCTCCCGTATGCAATGGACACGCAACAACAGGGCCTTAGATGACGTGCTAGGGGCTTTAAAAAGCGGTGGAGTCAGTGCTCGCAGAGCGCGCGTAATGTTGCGAACGTTGGGATTGGACGGTGATGACGCTTTAGAGTTGATTCAAGATGCAGGCGGTCCCCAACGTTTGGGCGAGTCTATTGAAAGGTTTCTTGAGGCGTGGGATCCGAGCGAGCATCCGCGATACCCGAAGGGGCATCCGAAGGGCGGTAAGTTCATGTCGAAGGATGATGCGGAACAGTACCATCGCGAGCAGGCCGCGCAACAAACGCAAGTCGAAGCAGCGAGGAAGGTCGAGAAGGCGATGCGCACGCTCAAAGGTCGCAAAGAGCTCTCGCAAGAAATATACGAGAGCTTGGACGCTGACGGCCAAACAGCGATGTATGAGTATTCTGGCATCGGCATCGACATTAATCAGGCGATCCGCGACGGACGTACCAGCGGTGTGCACATGGAAGCGGCCAGGGCTCTTGAGAAGGTCATGCAGCAGTCAGGAGTCGAGGTCCCAGCGGGAACCCTTTTGCATCGTGTGGTCGAAGAAAAGCATGTGAAGGCGTTGCTAGAAACAGGCGTAGATGCTGATGACGCATTCGTCTCAACGACCGTTGGCAACCTTGACCGCATCAAGTCGGACATGGAGGACTTCGACGCCGAGAATCCGGTAACGCTGAACATACTGCTTGCGGACGACATCAAGGGCTTGCCGCTACAGGGTAAGTTTAATCAGTACTTCGCGTATCAGGACGAGGTTCTGCTTGAGCCAGGCACTGTCTTTGAATTGGAGTATAAAGACGGCAATAGCATCGACGTGCTCGCGTACAAGCGACGGGAGGCACCCGACTGGACTGGAGGCGGTGTAGCGAACACGTCGCAGTTCGACACGGCGCACGCTCGCGACAACGCCGGGCGGCGACTAATGCAATCAGCGCCGGCGATGCTAGCGGCCAACCGAGAGTTCGCGGACTTCGCGGCTTTCGAGGACGATACGGAGCAGCGTGTATCGTCAGCAGCGAAAGAAATGTTCGGGCATGGGTGGGATGCCGTGACGCGAGAATCTGTAGCCGACGCGGCGGGGGCGCTGGATAACGCGTCTGTGATGGTCGACGAGTGGGAGGGGCAGATCCGCGTATCCGTCAAACATCCGGACGTCATGACGCAAGAGCGGATCCTATACAGGGAGGGCAACGAGACGTTCATGCTCAACGACCAGCTAGAAACATTCGGAGAATCAGGTATTGGTCGGGAAATCTTCCGACAGCAGGTAGTAGCGTCCAAACGTTTGGGCCTCAACGCGATGAAAGCCGTTGCGTCAGGCGACGGTCGCGTTGGAGATCAGAACGGTTACTACACTTGGGCTCGCTACGGCTACGACGGACCGATCGAAAGCATTCGCAGCAAGCGAACGCAAGAAAAGGTTCGCCAGCGATTCCCGAAAGCGAAGACGATGCTTGACCTGATGTCGACGCAAGCCGGTCGAGACTTCTGGCGGGACAATGGGACCGAATGGGACGCGACGTTCGATCTAGCTGACGGATCGCGATCGCTGGCAGTGTTTGAGGCCTACTTAGAAGCAAAAGGTGAGCTATGAACCGCGACAAAAACGAACTCCGAGAAACTCGCCTTGACGCAAGGGCGCACACTGCCGCGACTGGCCTTGTGAATCGCGTGTTTGGCGCTGTGCCAGATGCCGTCCTCAAACGTTTGGGCAAGTGGCCCAAACCCGGCAAGCCTAAGCTGCTTAAGGAATCTGTTCAAACCGTTGCGAGCGGCTTAGCGTTGATCGCTAGGGATACTGGGCGAGTGCTAATGATCCAGCGAGCGAACGACCCGGCGGATCATGCAGCTGGCTTTTGGGAGTTTCCAGGTGGACATATCGAGGATGGCGAAACGCCATTGCAGGCCGCTATTCGCGAATGGGAAGAAGAAGTCGGGGTGAAGTTGCCAGACGGGTTGGATAGCGAGAGCGACTGGTCAACGGGCGTCTATATGGGTCACGTAGCGTTCATCGACAGCGAATCCGACTTAGAGATCAACACGGATTCCAAGGAAGTGCTCAACCCAGACGATCCGGACGGCGATGGTGTCGAGGTTGCAGCGTGGTGGGACATAGACCATATTATGGGCAGTAAGAACATTCGTCCTGAACTTCGGGCCGTCGCTAGTCTAGTCGTCGGCGTTATGCGTTCGGCTACTCCGTTGCTGGAGTCGGACCTATCTAATACGCAACGCCAAATGCTCGAACGATGGTCCAACTACCCATGAGGCCGTTATGACCGACACACCACCGCAAAGAATCGCTCTGCAACCCGAAGACCTAGACACGATTCGGCAACGCGAAAAGGCGTACATAGACTCCCTCAGTCAGCGATACCCACACATCCAGCTAACGAATGAACAATTCGAAACACTGGTCAAAGGACGAAGAGTCGAGATCATGCTAGAGATTCACGACGAACGAATGCGACAGAGCGAACTCGGCACAACACAGCCCGGCGCCAACCTAGTGATTGCAAGTAACCCCGAAGAGTCACAGACAACAGCGGCAAGCGAACTTACTGAAGAGTAAGTCAAACGTTTGCAGTGGATCTAAAGTTCTACACGCTCTGCTATGCGGAGCGTTTTTTTATAGGCAGAGCACAATGGAACTACCGAACAGAGGTCGGCTTGAGTCGCAGCTACGTAGCGCGGTCCGCAAGACGTTCAAGCAATATCGAACACTCGGAACTCGACAACCGCCTTGGGTGAAGATTCGCCGCGAGTTAGAGCAGAATGTCAAGCCGATCTTGGATCGGATTAAGTCCGAGTCGGCGCGCACGATGGCGGCTAAATATGCGGACGATCCGTTACCTCCTGACTTTGATCCAGGCGGGCGAACCGCTACGGAGTTTGCTGCGGACGTAGTGTCGCGAACTGCCAGGTCATGGCTGAAAATGCCGCGACGAACGAAAGAGGTTCGCGAAGCGTTCGCAGAGAAGCACTTCGGGGAAGATCGCATCGCAGTCATCGGAACCACAGAGGCGACGTTTGCGCATCAGGCAGGCGAAAATGCAGTGATGGATTGGCTCGACGACGCGGACCTTGAGGCGATCTGGCAAGTCGAAGAAGGCTGCACCAAAAGCGGTCCTTGCGAAGAATGCCAGAAGATGCACAACAAGCCAAAAAGCTACTGGGAACAGTTCTACCCGCTTGGGCCAGGGTCTGTGCATCCGTCCTGTTGTTGCTGGCTGAAGTACCGTCGAAGGTCTAGGCGGTAGCAGAAATACAAACGTTTGGTTGGCTATGTGTTCAGCTACTGGGCATAATTCCATGCATGAGCAGTCCAGCAGCTAACGCCGAAGTGATTCGTTTCCAGGAATCCTACCAGTTTGACAAGAGCCGCATTGATCGTGATGCAGGCGTCATTCATAACGTCAAGGTGCTAGGCCTGGAGTCGAAGAATCGCCGGAACTACCGCGAAGCAATCAAGGCCTCCAAGGCGAAATACGAGGGGGCAAAAGTATTTCTCGACCACGAACGCGAAGGCAAGGAACGACGCAACGAAGATCGATGGGGCAAGCTCGAAGGGATTTACGAAGCTGCGGACGGGCTTTATGCCAAACGTTTGGTCTATGCGAAAGAGCATCGTCTAACGCCACAGATTCTAGAAGGCATCGAGCGGTTCAACGATTTTGGCCTTTCCCATGATGCAAGCGGTCGCGGTCGCAAAGACGGCAGCGGCGTAGTAGTCGAAGCGATTGACGTAGTTCATTCGGTCGACCTTGTTCAACAGCCAGCAACCACCAACAACCTATTCGAGTCAAGCATGAGCGCTAAAGCGAAATTTTGGACCGTACTTCGCGAGTCTTGTGGCAAGAACGATACCGCAACTTTGCTGCTCACCAATCTCACCGAGATGGATGACAGCGAGCTCTATCCTTCTGAGAAAGAGATGGAAGTTGACGAGGCTGCGATGGGCGAGATGTCCCTCGACGAACAAGTCGATCAAGCATTCAACGCTGCCGTCACTGCCATTCTGAACGCGAACATCGACACCAAGTCCAAGATCGCAAAGATTAGCATGCTCTTGCGTACCGCTGACAAGGCGCACAACGCAAACGCCACCGACACCCAAACCACTGAATCGCAAGAGACTGGAGGTCCCGGCAAGATGACCGAATCGCAACAGAAGCAGCTTGAAGAGTTGCAACAGTTCAAAGAGGAAACCCTGCAGGCGCAAGAGCGCGACTCATGCGTGAACCTGTTAGAGTCGTTCGAAGTCGAGCCAACCGACGTTCGCGTAAATGCGTTGGTTGCATTGGAAAGCAGTCAGCGAGAAGCATTGGCGAAGTCGTTTCCGACCAAAGCCAAGCGGCCAGAGTCGAGCCTCGGTCGGCTAGCCGAGTCCGTAATGAACGGCGGCAACGATCAGGACGAGTTTCCTTCCGATCCGGCTAAGCTGCACGAAATCTTCCACTAATCAAGCCCGAGCCAAGCCCGGCCCCAAACGTTTGCTACATTCATTATTTTTTGAGTAGGTCCGATGACGAAAGCAACCGACTTCAATGACGTTCAGCGTGGTTCGTTCAACAACGCACAGTGGCAAGAAATGTGCATTGTTGCACCACCTGACGGCCACGGCTCGGCTGGGACGATCGCGCTCCTTGAGGAGAATGGCGGTGGCGTCTCGATCACAACCTCAACCACCGATAACAACCTTGCGTATATTCAGAAGTCCGCGCGGACAATGAACCTCGCAGGCGGCTATTCGGTGGCCTTGAGTGGTATCCTTCAGTTCTCTGAAGCTAACACCAATGCGGCAAACATCTTCGTTGGTCTCACCAACATCGCATCAGCAGCGGTTCTGCAAGACGACGGAGCTGGCCTGATCTCAGCGTTCAAAGGCGTCGGTTTCTTCAAGGTAGATGGTGGCGTAAACCTCCAGGTCGGAGTAGGCAACGGTACTGACGCCAATGAAACCAAGGAGATCGATAACACGGCCAATCAGCGAAAGGCGGCGGTGGTAGCTGGGTCCGCTTCCGACGTACCTTTCCGGATTGGAGCGATCTACAAAACGTCAACCAAGATCGATGTGGTCTTCTGGTGGAACGGTGTCGAGGTCTACAAGATCACCGACTACGACCCAACCGGCATGGGCTTGCTAGCTCCGTGCTTCGCCGTGAAGTGTGGTTCGACCACCGCAGAAGTCTTGAAGCTGCGGATGTACAACGCATCTGTTCGGCGCGCTGGTTAAGGCCTGACGGTCCCCCAATAACTCAAACGTTTGAATCAATAGCTTATTTCCGGAGAGTATGATGGACGCGAAGACACGACGCCACAACGACCTACGCCGATGGCGTGAGTCCCGTCAAAAGGAAGGCCGTCCAGGTGTTAAGCGGTTTGTCAACGAGTGGCGAGGCATGCTCAAAGAGGCACGCCGCAACAACACTCTCGATGACTGGTCCATTCGTGGCATGTTCGAGGCTGTGGTTGACGATGGGCACGAACTGGTCAACAACCACTTTGGTTCGAACTCCGGTGGCTTCCGGATGCATGAGGCCGGGACGGCAATTGACACGTCGTTGTTTCAGGCGACTCAAGGGCAGTACGTTTACAACCTCATCATGGAGGCGTACGAGAAGCCCGAGTTCGTCGGCGACTTGCTGTTCCGCACGCAGCAGTCCAACGAGGTTCGCGAAACAATCCCCGGCGTGAGCGAGCTGGGTGATGACGTGGAGGTCGTGGACGAGAACGAGCCATATCCAAACGCTGTCACGCAAGAGTGCTGGATCGAGACTCCTGCTACGATCAAACGCGGTTTGATGGTCAACGTCACGAAAGAAACGGTCTTCTTCGACAAGACCGGTTTGATCATGCAGCGAGCGTCAAACGTCGGGTACACGATTCGCCTCAACAAAGAGAAGCGAATGCTCGATTGTGCGTTCGGCATCACGACCGTTTACAAGCGAAATGGCAAGGCCGCAGAAGCGACCTACCAGTCAGAGAATCTGACCGCAAGTAATCCGTTGGTCGACTTCCAAAGCCTCGATACCGCTGACACGAAGTACAGCGACATCTTGGATCCGGACACCGGCGAACCAATCGTCTCAACGCCGAACACGTTAATTGTCCCATCGGCGTTGAAAAATACTGCAATGCGAATCCGGAACTCGGTACTGACGAACGTTTCGACGCAGTCGTCAACAGTCGAGACTCGGGTAGCAGGCAACTCGTTGAATCAGCCCTATGAGATCGTTACGAGCCCATACGTGAAGCAGCGGACATCGTCAGCTTCGACATGGTTCTACGGCAATCCAAAGGCCGCGTTCATCTACATGCAAAACTGGCCTTTGACCGTCGAAAACGAGACCGGTAACGGCCCGCAAGCGTTTGAACGGGATATCGTCGCGAGATACAAAGCGTCCGAGCGAGGTTCAGCGGGTGTCTACGAACGACGCCACATGCTCAAGGCAACCGCCTAGAATTGCGTTCTAACGCGACCTGTTGGTTGCGTGCGTGAAACGCCAGCCCTAAACTTAACTACGTTTAAACAGCCGCTCCTGCGATCAGGAGCGGCTTTTTTCCTAGTTACAGACAGGCGACACAATGACCGACGACAGACGACCACCAGCAGCAGCAGCGGACGAAGATTTACAGACGGGGGAGAACTTGCAGGCAGAGGCTGAATTGCGAGGCGAGTCCAATAAGGGCGGTGAAGACATCCAAACGTTTGCCGGCGCAGCAACCGATGTTACGTTTGACGGCCCTGAAGCAGATTCCGATCCCGATGCCCCCATAGAAAACACCTTGCGGGAGTCGCTGAAGGCACTCAGTGACGCAGAGCGAGAGAGTCCTGCAGTGCAAGCGATCCTAGCGAAGCTCGATGAAGCAGAAGCTGCTGTAACGGAGCTGCAAGCTAGGAACGACCAGCTAGAAGCTGATGCGGCAGCCAATTCGATCCATCGTGGCGCAAGGCCGGTCGTTGGTGAAGGCGGTGGCTACGTGTTTGTAGTGGGGCCAGTTAATCGGGCAAAGCACAGTGCTCTGCCGGTCAAGCGACTAACGTGCTGCGACGAATCAGAGGCTATCCGGTACTACGTTATCTCGACGGACAATCCGCCGGGCAGCGGCAAGCAGGTGGATCCAGTCAAGGTCGCGCTAAGAGCTGTGATTACGGATAACCGACGTGCGAAGCTAACGCAGCTCAAGCAAAGGATATCGCAAGTGCGTTTGAAGTTGCAAAACGGCGCGCCGTTGACCACGAACGATCAGAAGATTTACTCGCAGTATCAACAAGAGATCGACGGACTGCCGTATGATGAAAACAACCCATTCGAGGACGCGGACGTGCAAGACGTGTCCTAACTACTTTTTCTGGAGCGAGGAACATGACAAAGAAGTTTGAAGTGACGTTAGGTGAATCGGTTCTGATGGTCGAAGCCGACGACGAAATCGAAGCGATTCGCTTGGCCAGGCTGAAGGCTAATGTTCCTCACTCCACGCATCACAAGGTCGTCTGTTGCGATCCAGAATGCGAGGAGCATGCTGACGAAACCGCCGACGTCGATCCGGACGCAGAAACCGTCGATCCAGAAACGGCCGATCCGGAAACCGTCGATCCGGAAACGCCGGAGGATCCGGTTGTCGTTGATACGAATCCCGACCTCCCACTTCCGACCAATCCGTTAGGTTAAACCTATGACCACCAGCTGCGAGCAAGCAAAAGAGTACTTGCAAACGTTGCTAAAGCGTCAAGCAACGATCAACAAACGTCTGGAAGAAGCTTACGAGTGCTTTAAACCAAACGTAAAGAGCAGCGAAGGCGGTTCGACGGTAGATCACGCAGGGGCCCGCAAAGAATTAGAGCAGGCCCTCAAGAACGTCAATCAGCAGATCGCCGAAGCGCGAGAGCAGATGGAGGCGATCTGCGGTGATGGTGGAACGTTCGAGGTGATTAGCGAGATGGACGTGTTCTAATGTCGTTGTCGTTGCTGACGGAAGTAGATTGCTCTGCGGATCGTTTCGAGTGCTATGCCGACGAATGGAAGCACATGGACGACGATTCAATCGTGGATGTCGGCATTGTCTATTCGTCTGATGTTAGGGACGATACGACTTCGCGAAGAAAGCCCGCTCCAACCGCAGGAGTCAAGGCACTGCGGACAGATCCTAGTCACAACGAGATCGCGATTCTCGCTAGCGGTTCGTTTGGCTTCCAATCGTCGGATCGGCGTTTCACTCTCTTTGTGAACACGCTTCGGGTAAACCCGAAGGACAGCAAAAGCGACATGCTCGCCCTTGTAGAGTCTGATAAGATCGTGAGCGGTTCTTTCACGTACACAATTCTCTCGATGCGACTGGCAGTCTACGACACGCAATTGATCTGCTTATGCCGGCGTGTCCACAGTCAGGCTAGCGCACCTATATAGGACGAACCGATGATGGTTTCCGACGTTGACTATTATGCGGCATTTTTGGCATCGCGAATCCTGCTTTTCCTAGCGTTTCTCTTCGCGGCCTGGTGCTTCGGCTACTACTACATGGACTACCACGGTCGTCACCGTGGCATCTGAGCCCCCAAACGTTTGGGCCTTAATAAGGTGCAACGCACAGAACGCGACATCTACAACGGAGGCACCGATCATGCTCATTTACCTAAAGAAGAAGAACTCTAACAGGGTTCAAGGCCCGTATTCTTACGAGATGGTCCAGGCTTCGGCCAGCAGTGGGAAGCTGAACGACTATCTTGCGTCCTCAGACCGCAGTGAGTGGTTCTCTGCTCGCAATCTAGCGAGACCAGAGCCAACGCCGGTCACAGTCAACGTGACAGCAGGGAAGTCGCGGCCAGCGCTTCCGGCAAAAGCTGAGCGAAAGAAGATGCACGCCATCACGTTCCTGCTATGGCTGTTCTTTGGCGGGTTAGGTGCCCAACATTGGTATCGCGGCCACACAATCGTAGGCGGTGTCTACGTTGGCATGTGGGTATTTTGGATGGCAGTCGCGCCAGACTATGCGGCTCTCCATGTGTTCGTGTTTCTGCTAGACGGCGTCATTATGCTCTGCTCAAGCTTCTACGATCGTTTTCACTACGATCTCGCATCGCAGCCCTAGAGCTTGCATCGCCGGTTGGTCGTGATATCATGGCAAACGACGACCGACCGGCTCGAACTCCAATCTCTATCCAAACGTTTGACCTATGGTTAGTCGACATCCTTTTACGCGATCCGCCCGTAACGCGTTCAAAGCAATCGCCAGGGCGGCGGCATCTGCCGGAACGCGGGACGCTGCTCCGTCTGCTACCCTAGTTGGGCAATGGCTGAACTCTACCGCCCCTGGGCACCAAACCATTACGGACGAATCGGGCTTTGATCGCCACGCTGCTTGGGTCAACTCCAATTGCTTCGACTTCACGACCGGGACCGCAGCATCTGCGGGGGTGGATATCGAAAGCGCGGAAGCGGCGGCTCTGGGCACGACAGGGGCATCGTCTGATTTCTTTCTGTCCTTCTGGATCAACCTGGACGAGTGGTCCGGCATCACAGCCCCTATCGGTCGCTATGACACGTTGGGGTGGACGATTCTAAACATCAACACCAACGAAATAAGAGTTTACCGCGATGCGGACGGCTTGCGGTTTTTGACCGCAAGGACGGGGTTGACGGGGTGGAACCATTTTGTGTTTTCATGGGAAGGCACCGACGCAAATCTTTGGGTAAACGGTGTGCTGTATTCCGGCACTAAAAATTCGTCTTTCAGTAGCGCAACTAACTCCGCAGCGACAAGCACGGCGGTTATTGGCGGGCGTGGCAAAAGCGGGGCTTCGGTTGTAACACCGGCCTTGGCGTCGATGGCGGGCGTCTATGCATTCAGCGGAACGCCTACTTCGGATAACGTGACCTATCTCTACACAAACGGCAGAAGCGGGACGCAGCCCCCAAACATGGTATTCGGCTATCCTGGCGCAGAAGGCGAAAGCGGCTCGGGAACCGGCAACATCTGGGATATTTCAGGTAACGACAACCACGGCAATTCCTTAGCTTCGCTTGCGGTTGGTTCGCAGGACGCCTTTCACTACAACGTACTGAACGGCTACACGGAATCAGGCGGCATCTACGTTCCCAAGCAGTTTGACGATGCTGCGGACGCTGAAGGCAACACGCTCGGGCGTCCAGCGGGTACGTATCACAACGGCGCGGAAACGCAAATCAATTTCCGATTCACGGAACAAGATGCGGGTTCGGGTGCTTGGTATCAACCGATTCTCGATGCGGGCAAACCTGTTTACGCCAACTGGTCTTATGGCGACACGCCGGGCGATGGGTGGACCATCGATCAGTCGACCGCATTCCAAGAGAAGAACTACCGGCTTTTTTTTTAGCGCTGCCTAACGCCCGTTCGTGGGATTTCTCGTTTGATAGTTCGTTCGTTAATTAGCACTTAGAAACAAACGTTTGCGATGGTAACTGAACGAATTCCGTTTGACCGTGTGACCGGTGTTCTTGAAACCGATGGCGCCGAGGCGCTTATCGCTGAGATTCTTGGGGAAACCACGCAAGCGGAAAATAGCCGTGCACGGGTAGCCGAAACGCTAACGCGGCTTCTGCAGCAATGCTCGGGCGTCCACCATTGGGCAAACGCTCGGGATTGGGGCCTAACGACGTCGGTCTCTAATCCGGCTGCGATCATCAATCAAGCAATTCAAGATTGCTATACCGAAGGGTGGGGCCTGTCTATCGATCCTGGGACGTATTTGCTGGAAGTTCCCATTGAGTACGCCACCTATAGCTCGGGTTGGATCACGGGGCAACTTCCGCCGATTCGTGGTAGTGTTTGGACGAAACCAAAGGTGAACACCGCGAGCACTGTCACGAAGCTGGAAGCGACCTACGATGATGGGCCCGTTCTGTTCACACAAGGTTCGCGGGGTGCGAAGCTCGAATTCTTGCACTTGGTAGCAAATACGCTGGGCACAACATCGGGACAGCCTAGCGAAACGGTCGAGAATAAGGTTACGAACGAAGCGCTGTACCAGAACGCTACGGCGGACCAATGGAAGCCGCAATGCGTGGTCGCCATCGATCCTTGCGGGGTTCAGACCGATCAAGCGGGGCGGCGATATTCGACCATCGATTCGTCGCGATATAGCGCCACGAATTCGCAGTCGTCGGACATTACAATTCGGAACTGCTTGCTGGAAGGCGCGGAAGTAGCCGTAACGGCGGGGCTCGGTGTGTCGGCTAATTCCGACGGAGTCTTGATAGAAGACACGGATATTACCAAGTGCCGCTATGCGGTGTCTGCTGGGCACTCGCAAACCAAGAATATCCGGCTGCGAAACACGTCAACGTCAGACGTTTGGCAAGTGGCGGCTAACAATATCCACGGACAACAAAACGCGCGAATGCCGATTATCGAAAGCCTTGGGCAGTCGTCGGTAATTGGGACAATTTTTGGAACGCCCCACCCGTCCAGCCCTTGCTATTTCTTGGGTGGTCCGCATACCGAAGTCGTTGGTTCATTGGGGACGTTTGCGGGCACGGGCACGTCGACGCCGGTGGTGTTTCGTGATGCTTCGTTCAATATGTACGGCACCGACACGCAATTAAGCGCGGGCGGGCGTGTTGTGCTGGTTGAGAATTGCACGTTCTTTATGGGGACGTCTGGGCATGGATTCAAGGTTGAATGCACGTGCGACGACGATTTGCCGGGCACTTGGGACGGCGGCGCTTACTCTGGCGAAGTGCGCGGGGCTGAAATCATCTTCCGAAACACTACATTCGGCGCCTCAACTACCGGGCAAGACCTAGACCACTACGTCAATCCAACTACGGACGAAGGCACTACGACGGCGGCTCGGGCAGACTGGATTCGTTTTGTAAACTGTTTGACGGGCGCTGGCGCAACGTCGCCCTACTCGCATTTGCTGAACGGGCGTGCGGGTGCAATGAACATCTACACATGAGAAAGCTCATAGTTTTCGCTGTCATCGTTTCAAGTTTATTGCTGCCCTTGATTCTGGGCAGAATGACACACACTCAAACGTTTGGATTTGAATAATGGACATCGCAGAAGAAACAGACGATCTAGGCTTGCACTTTGCAACGGTCACCAGTGCTGCAGCTACTTCCGAGTGGGTTCCGCTTGGAACGTCGGGCGGTATGGCTTGCATTGACTCGGTCGATGCGAACGGAAACTCGACAGGATGGGGAAGCGCTACGGCGACTCTGCTCTATTCTCCTGACGGAAAGATGATCTGTTCTGGCGAGGATGTGAACGGAGACGTTCAGGACAAGGCTGACGGTTTCGCCCGCGAGTTCGACATGGGCGGTTTTGTAGCAATCTTGTCCGGTGGTTCGTTCTCCGGTGAGACGCTTCGAATCACGGTCCGTCCTAAACTCAGGCGTTAATGGCCAACCTGTCGCAGATCCGCAAAGGCTTTGACCCTCTGATGGATCTGTTTGAGCGTCACAGTGAAGAAGTTATCTTCGCCGACGCTATTCAAGAGGGTCACGATATGATAGCGAGCGGCTTCGGAGATAACTTCGATGCCGCACGGAACGCTGACGGATCCAGTTGGCCAGAGCGGGTGGACGACAAGCCACACCCATTACTCCAGCTATCGCTGGACATGCGGCGAGCGGCGACCAATCAAGGGCCGGGCCACTACTTCGAGCAAACCGGCAGCGGCGGAGCCACTTACGAGATCGGCATCGACGACGATGTGATTCCTTACGCTCGATTCCACGTGCTTGGAACGCGGATTCATCCTGTTCGCGACCCTATCTACGCTGCACCGATGGTTGAGTATGCCGTCGAGACGGCTTTCCTGAAGTCGATCAATGAGCAGCTAGGGTTGGCATAACCCAAACGTTTGGTTGGCTATGTGTTCAGCTCAGCAGCATAATTTGAGCAGCTGTTCTGTTCGAGTCGGTCGGTTCAGTCCAGTCAGGGCCGGATGCTTGCGGTAAGCCACCAGCCGGTTCGTGTGAAGCGCAAGCACCGGTCCGAAATTTATGGCATTAGAATCTCGACGACTGAAGATCATGGAGGCGCTGTCGGCTACGTTCTTGGCGCATACCGACCTAGCAGCACTCTTGCCAACGTGGCGGATTCAAAAGTCATTGTTTAATCGTTATCAACCTTGGCAGGCTGGCGGCTTGATCGCCGCGACGGGGACGGCCAATCCTACACATGAAAATGTGGTGTCACGGTTCGAGTGGGGTATCTTGGTAGCGTGGGCGTTTCCGACTGATGGCAATACGGGCAACCAAACACAGCTGGAGAATATGCTTGCAATCGACGAGTGGATGGCGATCACTTTTTCATTCACTGGCAAGAACCGAGCGCCGGCGCCGATTGCAGCATTGGATAGTTCGTTCCCTGAAGCCGATCCGCACCATTTCACATTCGAGGGCGTCTCTGTCCAAGACGGTTCACCGTTTGTCGAGGGCGCGATTCGGAGCAACTTTGATGCAAACGCCAGGCATCTGATATTCAAAGTCAACATCCCTAAGCCAGACAACTCAAGCCTTGGAGCCTAAGCGGTGGCTGAATCAGACACGACGCAAGATGAAACCGATGCACCAGCCGAATCGCAGCCTGCTCCTGCGAGCACTTCGGATAACCCGGCGCACTACAAAGCGAAGAAACCGCCAAAACGGACCACACCAAAGCCAAGTATTAAGGTGTCGCTTGGAGGGAGAGACGCGCAGCTATCGCTGTTCCATGTTACGAACTGCAAGAAGCGGAACCTAAAGCATATTTTCGCAATTGATCGCGAGGCAGCGGCAAGGATTTATAACGCCGACGAGTACCCTGGCAAACGTTTGGAGTCTGCTCCTAAGGATCTGCTTGCGGGGTTCGCGTTGCAAGCGGCTTCGTGTCCATGTAACGGGGAGGCCGTTTACGTCCAGGTCAGTTTGCCGACTCTGGCAGAAAATCATCCTAAGGCAGATCACAACCGACTGGCGAGCTTGCATGGCGTGGCTTTCATTTGCCGTACCTTCACTCAGGAGATGATTGGTTAGATGTCGCAATCACATGAAATGCGAGTTCAGCTCGCTGACAACGTTGGCGGAACCACGAACGCAATTTCGCTAGCTGTTTCGGACCTTGATTTAGCAGGTGAGCGGATCTTCGGTCGCGAGGAGGGCAAGCGTGGCAGCAGGCTGCGTCGGAGCGCAAATGTATGGTTGGGTTGATAAGGGCGCGAAGAACTATCAGTACACGCTTCTAACGATTAGTTCGATAACGATATCGATCAGTGAACAAGACTACGTTCGGATGCGAGTCGACTTCATCGGCGGCGCCGAGACTGAGGTCGTTAGCTTTGCTGGCACGCCGCCGGACATTGACTGCAATAGCGAGTTCATCGCATCGGATTGCACGTTCACGATTGGCGGCACTGCTTATCCATTCAAGTCGTTCGAGCTGACGATCAACAATCAACTCGCATCCAATCAGCATGAGAACGCGCAGACGCGATCAATCTTCGAATCCGAGGATTTGCTCATTACGTCCAACATCACGACAGGTTGGCGGACGGACACGACAGGACTCTACCGACGGGCGGTCGCGGGCGACGATTCTGCGACCCTAGTATTTACTGATGGCACCGATACGTATACCTTCACTTTCGGTAACACCGCGATTCCAGACAGAGGGCCGTCTGTGGGTAGCGGTGAAATCATCCGTAACATAGCGATGATTCACGAAGGCACTGGCCCTGACGGTACCGACTTGCCGCAGATATCCATCGCGAAGTCTTAAGAGACTCCTATGACGACCGACCCAAAGGATTTGACTGGCCCTAGCGATCCACCTGACCGCATTCCACAACGAAACTTACTCAGCGCAACTGACAACGTGATTCGCGACGGATGGTCGCAAGAAGGCTACATTGCAGAGAGTTCGATCAACGGTGAACTCGGCTTTACTTATCGGCCTTTCCTGCCAGAAGACGTCGCGGCAATCGACGGTTTCATTGCACAGAACCAGCGAGCAGCGCCAAGGGAGGTTGTGAAGTCGTTGGCAAATGAGATCGCCAAACGTTTGGATAGTTGGACGGAGGGGGAGCCGCCAAACTACGAAAGCCTTCGACGAGTTCGGTATCCTGTTCTTAAACGCATGTACGACATCATGGCAGGGTACGAGGCAAGCGACGAAGCGCCTGATGCGGACGAGCCACCGAAAGGTGAGGACCCGGGCAAGCCGATTAACCTGACGGAGATGATAAAAAACTCATAGCGGCGATTGATCTGGCAATCGAGCATCCGCAATTAGCAAGGACCAGCTGCCAGACATGCCGCCTATACAAGCTTGACGAGAACTGGGAGGTTCGAAAGTCGAACCGAGGCAACAAGCTTCGCCGAATTGGAGATCCTCCCTGCGAAACTCCGGAAGGTTGTCCGAAAGGCCATCATCGGAATCCGATTGAGTACAGACTTCGGGACTACAAGTTGATCGAACTCTACTTCGCGACGAAGGCGATGGGAGGGCACAACCTAACGCAAGCCGAAAGAGGAGACCGACTACTCCAATCGCTGTTTTCGCTGTTGGAGCAGAAGTTCAGAGCGATCGACCAGCAACACGCGCAAGCCAGTTCGACCATGATCGCCAATGCAATGATCGCGAGAGTGCCACGTGACCAATAAGAAACTCGTTTACGAATTGGCCGCAGTACGCGATCCACGGTCTGGCCAAGCAGTCAAGCAGTTCAGCCGCGAGATCCTCAGCGAATACGCGAAGATCAAAAAACAGACTCCCGGTCTGGGCGACCAGGCCAAGGAGTTGGCGGCAACTGCTAGGCAAGCATTCTCAACCGCTCGCAAGACGTTCCGAACGTTCAAGGACTTCGAGGACGCAAAGGTCAAGGTCGCGGAAGATGCTCAGCGTGCGATCCAAGAGACCATCGCAGAAGGCCACAAGCAAGGCGTGGCAACGATGGAGAATTCGCTCGCGATCTCTGTTGAGATGTCCAAAGCAGCGGCAGCAGAGATCGAACAGATCAACAAGCGTCAAACGCGATTCCTGAATCGCGAATCCGGCTTGCGTACCCAGAAGGAGATCGCTGAGCAACGAAAGCAGGAGGCAGAGGGGCGGCGGTCGCTTGCCAAACGTTTGGCCGACTTCAAGAAGGCAAAGGCAGAAGAACGCCGGATAGCCAAGAAAGCTGCCGACGACATGCGCAGGGCAGAAGAGCGCGCGCACGCAGCTGCGGAGGCAGATGTATCCCGTCGCAGAGAGTTTGCTAACTCAGCAAACGAGTATTTCAATCGCTTCGACGATCAGCTTGGGAGAGCGCTTGATGGTGTCGGTCGCGTATCACGCGGTTTCGTAGCTCTTGGGTTGGTAGGCGAGGACTCGCTGCAAGAGCTCACAGATGGCTTGCTGACAATGCAAGGTGCGTTCGATGTTATCTCCGGTGGTGCTTCGGTCATCATGGGAATGCAAAAGGCGATGCAAGCCTATGCCGTTGCTACACAGTTTGCTGCAGCAGCACAACAAACACTCGCCGCGACCGCGCCTGGCGGTGGAGGTTCGAGAGGGCGGAAAGGTGGCAGTCGTCGCGGCGGTGGTAGCAGTGCAGCATTGACAGGAGCAGCAGCAATTGCGGCCAACCAGTTCGTTCCCGCGATCACCGGCTCTGGAGCATTAGCAGCTGCAGGCGCTACGTTCACGGTCGGATCCGCAGCAGCGTTAGCAACCAGCGTGTTTGATTCTGGTCGGGGCTATTTGGACTACGCATCGGGACGCTCACGCAATGTCGGCGTTCGTTCTGGTTCGATCTCGGACATCTTCAATCGGAATATCGTTAATCCTGCCGCTGGCATGTTCGACGAGTTCACCGGCAACACCGACACCGCAGCGGCGCAGGCTCGAATCAGCAGCCGCAAGGTTGCCAAGATGGAAGAAGAGGTGAAAGCCGTCATTGCACAACGGCTTGCAATCGAGGAGAAGATCAACGAGCAATACGAAGCACGCGAAGGCATCCTATCCAAAATGCGTTCGTTTCACGAAACCATCATGGATCTCCAGCTATCCGAAGCGGACAACAGCGAAAAACGAGTGCTTCTGGCTAAGCATGTTCACGACTATGAGAATCGCATAGCAGCGGTGCGGGAACGCATGGACTCGTTAACAGATGCGAATGAGGGCCAGCGAGCGTCACTATTGGAGCGCGAGGCATCGCTTGCGGGTCGCCTTCGGGACATCACCAAGGAGCGATTCGAGGTCGAGCGAGACATCATCAAGGAGAAGGCAGCGGGCGCGGCGAAGGCTCAGCAAGCAGCCGAACGTGAGCTAGATACGATCAAACAACGAACCAAGGCAGCAAGAGATTCGCTGTTGTCGTCAGAGGTTCGATTCGGCCTAATGAGCGACGAGGACCAAACCGAGATTCTTGGGCTGCTTCAGAAAGGTCGGTCTGGCAAACGTTTGGACGTTGACGAGCTTCGCAAGCTACAAGGGCTCGGCTCCAAAGAGGCGACGGAGATAGTCAACCGTCAGGCATTGGCTCGGGCCGGCGGTTTGTTTCAGCCGCAGAGTGCAGCGCTCGAGTCTATCGAAAGGCAGCGAGCCAAGTTACAACTTGAGGAAGCAAGGGTCCTGCGTGGTGCCAGGGGCGATTTTGACGAAGATGGCAACCGCATCGGCCTACGTTTGGGCATTCGCGGCTCAAACGCTCTTGATGGCATTGCAGGGCGACGACAGCGTCTGAACGCTCAGGAGGCCCGTATACGAGCGCAAATGGCGGGAGAGCAAAGATTACGGGATAGCGTGTTTGGACGCGAGAGACGCGAGCTGGACGCATTAGCGGGGCGACAGAACAAGGTCGAAGCGCGAATTCAGCACCAAATCAGCGTTCAGGCGAAGTTTGACCAGACCGCTGAGGCTATAGGCGATGCTATGGTAGAACGGCTAATGCAGCAGATGCAACCGTTCGTGAACCGGATCCACAGTCAGATGGCGACTCACGACGAGCAAATCGCGGGCCTGCTTCGAGTTCGGCGTCAGACCATACCAGGCCAAGGGGGGTTCTAGTGCGGTTGAAAATCGGTTCCTTTCTTCGGCCGAACAACGAAGCGACGGCCAATATTAGCTATCGTCCGCTCTACGACGCCAAGCAGCGAATGTATGGCGTGATGGAGACGTGGCAGATCAGCGGTCGTTTGACTATCAACCCTGGTGGGCAAACAGAGATGGACGCTGCGCTGAGGATTCTGCGCAGGGACTTCAGCCAGCAAGAACCGGATTTAGTCTTCATGCATGACGACGGGTTCACAGAGAGCGAGCAGCAGCTCAAGCGTCAGAATTGCGTGTCAGGTCCAACAGTAACCGCGCTGGGTTTGCCTCGCGATGCCGAGGATGTTTACGCGACGGGGATGACCTACACCGCAACATTTGAAGCAGAGACCAGGCTATCAGGAGCGACCGGCAATCCAATCATCGAGTTCAACGAAACCTTATCGAATCCGGAAGGTGGAACCAAGCTCGGATTCGTTGGTGGCTCAATCGGCTTGGCAGAGCGCCAGGTGTTCCAGCAGAACGCTCCCTACATCTACATTCAGGCAGGGTTTGCGGTCGGCAAATACGGATACGTAGCACCACCACTGCCGCTATGGCCAAACCTGCAACTCGAACGCAATAAGCCTGTGTTAGTTGGCCCCAGAAAGCTTGGTCGCATTAACACCGAGTACGTGACACAATGGTCATACCGAATGGGTAACGAGTTTCCGTTGTCCGGTGTTCCCCACGAACTGTAAACAAACGTTTGGATTGAGGCATGGCTACTAGAACCTGGACAGGCGCGGCCCGAAACATTGCACAAGTCGCTACATCGAGCGGTACGTGGGCTACTGGAACCTATACCTACACGATCAACGGCAAAGACGTTTCCTATGTCGCTACGTCGAGCGGCGCGGCAAATGTGATTCCCGGCATCGCAGCAGCGATCGAAGCGGCTGCGATCCCAGAGTTCTCTGAGCTCACGCTAACGCAAGATACTGTTGGCGGTACGTTGACGTTCACGGCGGCCACAGCAGGCAAGCCGTTCGTTATGACTACGTCGGGTCCGGCGGGATTCACTCACACCGCGACAACAGCTAGCACCGGCGCAGAGTATTTCGACAATGCTGACAACTGGGCAGAGGGCGCTGTTCCGATCACCGGTGACGATATTGTATTTGCGGACTCAGCGATTTCGTGTCGATACGCTTTAGATCAGACTGGCGTCGATCCAGACTCTTGCACAGTACGGGCGACCTTCACTGGTGAAATCGGTTTGCCGCCTACAAACACTAGCAATTATCCCGAGTACCGCGACCGGTATCTCAAATTCGGCGGCGGTGCAGCAATCACGCTAACTGTTGGTGGCGGGCAGGGTAATCAATCAAGCCTGATTCTTATCGACACCAACGGGGCGGACACCACGCTACAACTCTATGGTTCGGGCTCAGCACAGAACACGCCCTACCCATTCAACCTGAAAGGCACTGGCGCGGGCTCCGATCTCTCCTGCTACGGCGGCTCAGGCTTGTTCGAGTCCTGTACCGCAGACAACTTCTTCGCGACTCCTTTCGAGGCTGGCGGCGATGTTTATGAGCTCGATAGCAACTGCTCGATAGCAACGTTGCGGTCGACCAGCGCAGCGAACGTTCGCTTATACGGCGCAATAACTACGCTGCTCGAAGCGTTAGGCGGTTCGCAAGTTACAACGTTCGGAGCAGCTGCGGCTCCAACTGTTCGAACCGCTACAGGCGGTCGCATACTTTGGGCGTCTACCGGAGGCATCTCAACGCATCTCTATTGTGAACACCAAGGGTTCATAAGCTTCAACGAGGATGCGAGTGCTAAAACGGTCGCAAACGCCACCATGTACGCTGGCAGCGAATTGCTTGATCCGCTGGGCGTGGTAACCTTTACCAACCCAATTAACCTGACGGGTTGTTCGCTTGCCGACGTAACTCTTGACGTAGGACGGAACCGAACGCTCGCCATAGCATAGGCAAACGTTTGGATGACTAAGCACTGTCAGTTCTATTTCGCGGGAATCCCCTCTGAAGCCGGAACGTTCCCGCTGCAAGCAGGCGTCGAGCCGTCGACGGGGCAACTATCGTTCACAATCAGCAACGGCTCACGACTGCCGCAAATCGGCGACGTAACAATTACCGATGGTGCTGGGTCGGCGCGGGTGTTCAGGAACTGCCGAATCGTGCGGTCAATCCGCTCAACCGGCACAAGTGGCCAAATGTACGAGGTCACGTTTGTTGATCGTCGTTGGCTATGGGCTAGCGATCATTACGCAGTGTCGGGCGAATATAACCGCAACGAAACTGACTACCCGAACAACAGGACCCCTCGGCAGCTGGCAGTCATCTTGGCGCAGTTCATGGGCGAGTCTGGGTTCGATGTGTCGGCGTTCCCACATGCGGTAGCGTTCCGGACACCTAAGACCAAGCAGCTGCGAATCAAGTTCTTTCAAGGTCCACTGAAGAAGTGGGATGCAGACAATCCAGCCTCTGAGCTCGATACGCTCTGCCAAGAGTATGGGATGATTCCTAGCCTCTCAACGTCCGACCGCCTGGTTGTCCATCCAATCGGTTCCGGTCGCCAACCGTTCAGCGACCAACGGCTAATCGAAAACACCAACGGCATCGAGCCGCCGGTGATACCGCGATCGCTCGTCTTCGAGGGTGGTCAAACGTCGATCCAACACGATTTAAAGCTGGTTCCGGTTGGCAAAGAGGTTACTGGCGATAAAGCTGGGCAGTTTATCGACATCGACGACTTGAGCTATAAGCCTTCAATTGGCTGGGAGCGAGATGACCCTAATACGTTCTTGACTGTTCTCAGAGAACACGGTCGACGAGCACAGCGATTAGCTCAGGAGCACATCTGGACGCTATATGCGGTTGGCGATGGATTCCAGCTACCGTTGCCGCCGTTTGTTCTTGCAAACAAGAATAAGAAAGGCGGACTCACTACGCAGCAGGTTCAGCAGATCAAACAGGATTTCAAGATCAACGCAGGCACATCGAAAGTGCAAAGCGAACGGTGGAGGATCCTGCCAGTTAACGCTCAACAGAACTTCACCTACCAGCAAGAGCCAGCAGAAGTCATTGGTTACTTCAACCTTGCGAACTCGACGCAAAGGAACGTGACCAACATAGCGGATTACGCTAGTTTGCCAGCCGACGCAACCAACTACGACAAGTTGATCGCGACGATGCCGCTGCCGGATAACAGCAAGTTACACTACACAGATGGGTTTACGCTGAATCAAACGTTTGGATTCGTGAAGTTCAATAGGCCGGTTTACTTCGTCGAGCAGGGGGTTGGTCTTCGTCCAGCCGTGATACGCTTGCGGACCAGCTTCCCTTTGAGGTTCCGCGATACTGCGGCAGTGCTGTGTCAGCAGTTCTGGCAGAGCCCTGGCAGTCCGCAGGCCGTTAATGTGGCGACGATGGTAAAGCGGTCGGATATCTGGTATGAATATGACACGCAGGGGAACAATAATCAGACTGAGTTCACCGCTGCCGCATTCGACTCCCTGCTATCAAGGCTGAACCAATACAAGATCGGTGTAGGAGTTAGCCAAACATTCAGAGGCTTTGCGTTCGACTACATGCCAGACGGAATTGTAAGAACGGTAACGTTTGCAAAGGCATATCAAGGAGGAGGAACCACCTCGGTCGATTTCAATATGGAACGACCGGACCTCTACACAACATTAGCAGAGATCCGCAACCGGAGGGCCTTAAGCTATCAGGCCCGCAAGGTACTGGAAGATCAGCGAAAACGGGCACGTGGACTACTTCGATAGCAAAGACCGACAAGGTGGAGCAAATGGCCAAGAGCAAAACAACGCAAATTCTAAGAGTTCGATGCCGCATCAACAACGCGCTAAATCGATGGGAAGTATTGTCGTCAGCAAACGATACTGACCTGGACTTAGACGCTGGCTGGTTCATCCCTCGGTCTGTGACTGAGGTTGATTTAGTTGTTTCGCGGCAGGTGCCAGAGGCAGAGTACTACAAAACCCACTATCTGGTTTTACTCGAAGACAGCGGGGAGATTCCAGCAACGGGCGACCTTCTCCCAGCGTCTTGTGTAGAGGCGATAAGCAAACGTTTGGATGCTTTGCTTGGTCGCAAGCTCAATGGCCCGGCGGCGGAAGTTCTTTGTATACAGGTCGAGTACTAGCAGATGTCGCGCAATTGGGATGCAAACCCTAAGCAGTTTTGGCTGAACGACCTTAGCGAGGACGTTCCCCCGTTTGCGTGTCTTGAGCTCAAGGTAGCGTCCAATACAGCGACCGAAGTTGTCGAGGACGAAGAACTGCAATGGAACGTCAAGAAGCCCACAGCGGATGCCACAGCAAACACGGTCGTCTTTAATGGGCCATTGGAAGTGGTGGACGAGGCTAGCGGCGAGATGCAAGTCGTCCACCTTAAAAGATGCTTGGTCGATACGTCCGCTAACACTCCGGAAGTGGGCGACGAGCTCGGGCCGGTCGATGGCGAATACTACCTTGGTGAGGGCAGCGGTTTCGTGTTCCAAGGGCTGGATGCTTCGGAGGCGTATGTCGACGGAGATATCAAGTCCGCGTGGGTGGTGCCTGGCGTCAGCAATGGTGTAAGGCTTGTGAAGTTGCAGGCGGACTACGACGGTACGGCGGCGGTTCCTGCTGACTGGATTCGTCGAACCGATAAAAGCACGAGTCGCGGCGTACTAAGCGTTTGGGGCCAACCATATACTGGCGGCGACCTAATGAACGGGGCCGAAGCAGGCTACGAAACCGAAGTCGCGCGGGTAGATGGTGAGTGGATGCAGGTTCCAGGCGCTTGTATCGATACGTCGGGAGTCCAGCCGGGCACGACAGCACCGGCGGCGCAATCTTCGTTCTCCCAGCAGAACGGGACTGCATTCAGCGAAGTGTTCGATAACGACGATGCTTCTATGGATATCGCGGTGGCGTCGGTCACGAACAAGGCAACGGGCGCACTTGTTCATGCCAACGTGACCACAGCATTGACCACGCTTGGACTGTCGCAGGCGACAACGGACAAGGGAAGTGGTGCGGGGAACAATCGCCTGACGATTAGCGGTATGCTCGCCAATTTGCCGGGCACGTATATTCTGAAAATTACGTCCGTGCAAGCGAGGGCCGCTTTCAGTCCATTGTTCTCGGCCGAGTTTTCCGATGCACGAACGGCAACCACGTTCATCGAGGTAACGATAACGTGACAATCATTGGCCCAAAATGCTGCTGTGGGGGCGACCCTGGTTGTGCTTCCCCAAACAGTAATCAGTATGCATTGGATCAGTTGGGCATATCGACGCTGACAAGGTCTGGGAATGCGCAATCGATCCTGAACATGGAGGACTATGAGCCACGGCGACTAACGTGCTCGGGGTTCCCTACGCCCTTTGCATACTACGACTACTTTGGGCCCGCCGATCAGTCAGTGGACCTCACAACCACAAACACGACCCTAGCAGAAGTTACGGTCGGGAGAACTGAAGAGAATGGTTGGTTGTACGAATTCAACGGGCCTGGCGGTCCGTATTCGTGTCAAGGTTTGGCGTTCCAAGATTACTACACAATCCACCCGGCAGTGCGGATTGCGTCATCATTAGAAATAACATGCGAAACAACTTTGCAGGGGGATACGTTCCGCCGGTGGACGCATCGCATGTCCGTTCAGATTATCTATCTTGGACGGGGCTCTGCGTCTGCGCCCAACTTCGCGGCCTTAGGGACCAATGGGCAGTTCGTACATGATACCAGTGAATTCGGTTCGGCATGGATTTCAGGGGCACCTAACAATCAGATTCACTTTATCAGCGATGCCACTACACGAATGGCTTGGACGTTCGGGCAGGCATTCTTGAATAACCCGCCCGCGTTCAACACAGGGAAAAGCTGCGTGGCGGTTTCGTTATCGGTAAGGCGGGGCCCATTCTTTCTTGAGGAACAAGACTATTTGCTTGACGTGCTGCCCATTGCCCCAACGGTAGCGAACAGTAGTTATCCTGACGCGTTCGGACTACTCGTCGGACAATCACAACTCAGCTAGGACTTTCAAATGCCATTCCCAACACCTGTAGATGACCTCGACTCGCTGATCGAAGCGGTGGGCGACGAAACAGCATCGGGTGGAATAACGCCAACCGAATTAGAAACGATCCTCGAAGCCCTGCGCGGGTACGGGATCGGCTATCACGATATCATCGCATCAGACGCGACGATTAACTCTACAACGCACACAACGCAACATTCCTTCGATGCGTTTGGTCCGGCGAGCGGAACGGGCTACACAAAATTCGAAGGTCGCTGGATGATGAACGGCGATGCTACGGCGGGTTTGATTTTGCGGATTAATGCGACCGGATGCACGGGGCGTGTTTGGGTGATATCCCCAGCAATCACGACGCAACATGCGGCGATATCGTCCGGCGTGTTCACTTCATCCGCCCTGGTCATGGCAGGTGCAAACGACATTGTCCGATTCGGTGGCATCATCGCAAACGCTACGGCTTCTGATGTGGCGTGTACCGTGCAGGCGGCTAACAACACCGGAACGAACTCGCAGACGCTTTACCAGAACTCCTATATGCAATCCTGGCCGTTCAGCTAGCTTGCGTCCAAACGTTTGGGCGGTCACACTGATAGAAACTATTCTATTCAGGAGACCGACTGTGAAGAAACCAATTCTGATAGGGTCCGCGATCTGCGGACTCCTGCTTGTAGCTCACTGGCTGTTCAGCGGATCGCTAGGCGACACCGTTCGGCACGCTGCCACGGACGATCCTTCGAAGCTCTCGCTCGACCCTGGTTCGCTGGCAGACAAACTTGTAAATCTGGTAATGGACATCGGCCTGACCGTTGTCCTGTTCTTGATCGGGCTGTGGACCCGCATTTGGGAGGCGGTCACCGACTTGTGGGAGGGTGCGAAAGGAGCCAAAGAGCAGGGCAAGACATCGCCGCCTCTGCCTATCCCTCCTGACAAGGTCGGTGAGGCGAGGCAGCTGCGGCAGCAACTGTTCGAGGCAGTGCTGCGAGGGGACGACGCTGAAGCAGACAGGCTGCGACTCCTAATCGAGGAAACGTTCCCGACAGAAGCCACGGAGAGCGACTCTAACGCGACGGAGCCAGACTACGACAAGCTAGCCGAAATGGTCGCGCATCGCGTTTTGGCGCAAATCTCGCAGGCGACACACGGCAATCCTGAGGCTGGCCGTTATGACATGGTGCCACCAGTGCCCTCCGTGGATGACATAATCAACAGCGAGGTGAGCAAATGAGCGAGGATCCATTAGATGCGATAGCTGCACAGCAGCGCGGCTCAAATGTGGCGTCGGTTGTTCAGTCGCTGACAACTCTCATTCTCGGGTTGGCTCTTGCATTCGTTGTCCTGCGTGTGATGGATAGCAGCGGCGGCGACGGGGGCCAGCGAGATGATGATCGCTACGAAGATCGCGATGATCGGGACAGGGATCGAGATCGCGACTCCCAAACGTTTGACTTCACTGGCAGAACAATACTGTTCATTTCAGAGAAGAAGGACGGTCCGTTAGAGCATGATCTGCTTGTCCGACAGATGCCAGAGTTCTGCAAGGACAATAGCTGTGACTTCCGTTGGTATGATGACGACGAAGAAGCGTTTGCTGAGGTCATTGCTTGGGCAAAGGAGCAGTCAGTTGCGCCACCGTTCATCTTAGTAACTGACGACAGGTTGGACCCAGACAAAGTGGTTCCCTGGCCAGACAACGATAATCCAACGACCGACATGCTGAAAGGATTGTTCAAATGAGCGAGCCGTATGAATTACAACTTGACGCCTCAGATGGTGGCGGCAAAGTCAAAACAGGTCTTGTTTTGCCCGACGAGGAACAGCTGCGACTAACGACAACCGTTCGAGAGTTTCCTACGCGAATGTTGTTAGAGTGGGACCAGATCGAACGGGCGCTGCAAGGAGATTTCTACCGAGCAGAACGTCAGCGATTAGGACCGTGGATGATCAACCAAAGCTCGATTGGTAAATGCAATGCGTCGGCAGACGTTGGAGCGGTTGACCAGCTTCGAGACAACTCAGGCCAGCCGCATATCCCGCTCGCTGACAACGACCTTTATTTGCAAATGAATGGTGGGCAGGATCGCGGCTCAGCATTGATCGAAGGGTTTCGACTGTTACAGACGCGAGGCTGTTCTTCACGTCGGTTGCAGGTTCGCGGCATGGAGAAAATCTATCCGCACCTGGCGTATCGTCCACAGCAGGTGGATCGCGACGTTTTAGAGCAGGCCAGCGTCGAGGCGCCTCGGTTCAAGGGTTGGGAGTTCTTCCGAGCGCCCGAGCGCTATGACGACTTTCGTCATGCGCTAGCGTCAGCAGCTGCTAGGCGATGGCCGGTAGTCTTCGCGTGGGCGGTTGGTCGCAACGGGTCACGGCTTCGCAACGGCTATGTTCAGGTGGACAGCAACGGCAAGGGCAACCATGCCAACGTGTTCAGTTCTGCAAAGTGGGTAGGTGGAAACGATAAAGTTCATATGGATTGCAGGAACAGTTGGGGACCGGTCCGCGACCCAATCTACGGGCCTCGCGGCGCGGGGTGGGGTGAGAACGGTTTCGGCCTGTTTACTATGGAAGATGCGTTTCAATGCAACCGATGGCACTATACCTTCATCTGCACTAGCGCTACCGCAGATCCGAACGACCCGTTTACAGCGGCTTGTCAGCGTCTGTAGGGCTAGGCGAGGTTGACAGCAAGCCTCTTGGGTGAAAAGCTAAGCGTAGGTCAAACGTTTGGCACATTAACCTTGGAGGCTCATTATGCTTCGTTTCGTAGCGGTCGCAGTTCCCGCGCTATTGATCTGCGTCTTTATCAACACGGTTTCTCAGTCGCAGGTTGAGCCGAAGCTCACTGCCACGTTATCGCCAGCTGACCAGCAGCTACTCGAAGACTCTGGGCTCGCCGACGCATTGAACAAAGCGTTTCAAGAAGTCGATTCGCAGCAAGGCGAACGGTTGCGTGAGGCACAGCGAGAATTTACTAACAGCTTGGCGGAGATCATTGCTAGGCAGGATCTTGCAGTCAGCGACAAGTTAGACGCATTGAGCGACAAGGTCGGAGACCTAGATGAACAGCTGCTAGAAGCCAATGTGAGGTTAGCGGATATCGATGCCGCGATGTCATCCTACAAAGAAAAGATTGGCGATCTCCGCACTGAGAACACGAAGCTCTCAGAGAAGCTGACGTCAGTACAAACTGATGATTGCATAATCGATCCAACCACTGGTTTGCAAGTATGCCCTAACGGGACCATATCCGCACCAGGCACTACGACGACTAGCACTGTGGTCTACTCCTATCCGTCTGTTAGTTCCTATCCGTCAGTTAGGAGCGTTAGCAACGGGTCGGGAGGGACGAGGTTCTACAACACGACGACAAGTGCTGGCTCGAACGGGACGATGTTCTACAATCCAGCCTCGGGCGCGGGATCAGGTGGAACGATGTTCTATAATCCAACAGCGAGCGTGCAATCGAGCCAAGCATTCCTGATGCAGTCGCCTGGCGTGAACCTAGTATCCTACGACGGTAGCGGTGCTTCGCTTCGTATGCCTGGCGTGATGACAACGAGCAGCGGCGAGAATTGGGTCGTCTCGAGGAGCGGACGCAGGGCACGTAGATTTCGTCCCTTGTTGTTCCCTCGATTGCGAGGCTTCTAATCGGTGTGGTCGCTTGTAACGGATCTCAAAGGCACCATTTGGGCGTTAGTCTTCTTGGTGTTGTCGTTGTGTTGGCTTATGCGTGGCTGCGAATCCCGATGGGAAAAGCGGCGAGAGCGATGGGACCAGAGACGAGACGAGCGACGTGAACGCTGGGACGAGCGCAAACAAGATCGCCAAGACCGTCGCGACGACCGACAAGATCGCGACGGTTTCTTTCAAAGGTGGCAAGATCGCCGAGAGCGGCGACGGCTTAACATAGGCGAAGCAATTACTAACGCCGAGGGCGAATCCGGCTAGTCCTCTCCTCTCAAACGTTTGGATGACTAGATGGATTGGATCCCTTTTCAGCATGCAATGAATGCGATGGACTGCTTGACTGGCCACGGTGTTGACCACCCTTGGGCAGTGTGGGCAACGGTTGCGTTTTGTATTGTGGTCTGTTTGCAGTACTTACGCATCGCTGGCCGGTGGCTAACAGCTTTCGGCCTGCCAGTGCGGTTTCGCTACCTGTTTGTGTTTCAGCGGATGAAAGGCAAGGACGAGCTGCGCAAGTCGATAGCGTGGAAGTTATCTGGTATATTCCTGCTATGTGCGTTGTGCGGATACGGTTCCTTTGTTGCCGCAGTATGGTTCCCGTTCGCTGCGTATGTCGCTCGATTGGTTGGGCTGATGTTTCTAATTGTCGTCAATGAGATGTTCTTAATAGGAACCACTCAGACAAAGTTCAACGTCGAGGCCCGCAATCAAGCAATCGGTCAATCGATGATGGATCTTGCCGACGAGCAAGAGTTTGACATCACGACACTTGACCGTAACAACCCTGAGCATTTGCAGGCAGCGTTCACCTACTGCAAAATGACTAACCAGAGGGTCAAAGCAATTGAGGCGTTCTTCAATAACGAGTAGGAACGCATGTGGAACGTACGCAGAAAATCTGGGCAGCAGTAAAAGAGGCCCACAGAAACCATAGGAAGCTGGGTTGTGCTCTTGTTGATCGAGAAGGCAAGATACTGGATTGCACTGCAGCGTTTGCGGAGCTGCTTGAACAAGACGTGTCAGAGCTTCTCCAGCTTGGAGCAACAATCTTCTCCATCGGATTCCCCGAGGACGAGCATAAGACCCGACTCAAACTTGAGTGGTTGTTTGACACCAAGTCACCAGGGCACATATCGACGATCGAGTGGTATAAAGGCGCACAAGGCCAAAGACTGCCAAGGCAGTTAGAATCGCAGGCAATCGAAGGCGCGGACGGCAACCGACACTGTTGTATTTCAATCGTCTTCGAGGTTCCTAAGACAGCAGTACAGTTCACGCAAATCCGGACGGAGCTGTCAGATGTATCCAAACGTTTGGATGGCATCGTGAAATCACAAGAATCAACTGTCGGAGGTATTACAGTCGTGGCAGGAACTAACACACACAACCAGGCCGATCGCGGTTCGTCGATTAGCAACACGCAGAACTCGAACACGATCATCATTGTTGCGTTTCTAGCGTTAGCAGTAATTGTTGCGGTAGTGTTTGGCGCTAGGGTGTTTATGACGCCGACTAGCGTAGAGGTAAATCAGCCGCCGGCTGTAGAAAGTCAGGACGAGGAACCATAGCGAGTGTGGACGGCAGACACCTATTCGCCTTCGGGATGCTTTGGCCGGAAACGGCATCGGGTTCGAATCCCGACTATGGTTCTTTATTTGCGTCGAGGTGGGGTACGTGGTAGGATTTGGTTCGACAATGCTGACCAGGGTTTAGGGGTATTCACTGGTTGGTAGGGTAAGACGGGGACGGCGACCTTTCGGGGTCGCCGTTATTTATAGGTGCAGGATGAACGATCCGATTAACGGTACCATCCGCGAAGACCATGTTTTTCGCCGCTGCATGTATGCACTTGGCATTTTCTTTCTGTTGTCGTGGGTGTTGTCATGGCCACTTATCCAAATGCGTCCGACGTTCGATCCGGAGTTGTGTACGGGCCGAACGACAACGACTTCACAGGAACGTTAGTTACGAGCCCTGTAGCGGGTAGTGGCTTCACAGCAGCCTCGTTAATCAAAGGCGACTCTTACACCGCAGCTGTTGGGCGCGACTTGCGGTTCGTGTTCGATGCGCCGGCCGGTCTTACAGTTGGTGACTTTACAGTCAAGCTGTATCTCAAGGGCCTTGTAATTGACGGTGCGTCGGAGTCACCAGTTGAGGAATCCTACAGTTACGCTGGAACTGTTGCGGCTGGCTCGGGTAGCGAATCCGGCAAATGGGTAGCGACTATCGAGATCGCCGACACAGAGTCGGCGTCTTGGAAGCCAGGTCTATTTGAGTGGTTCCTAGTGTTAGTCCTCACTGCTACTGCCGACGAGGCGACTGTTCTTCACAGCGCAGATAGTGATTGCTGCGACAACAAGATTCTTATTCACGAAAAAGCGTTTTAAGAGGCAAACGTTTGGGCCTTATCTGTTGTGAGAACAATTCTAACAACGGAGACTCAAGTGAACGCTGTCACGCAACACCGCCGGCTAGCTAACGAAGGCTTTGCTAACTATCACGAGATTAAGGAGGCGCCTGGTCTCGCTCATGGCGATTGCTTACGGTTAGCGATTGCTGCTCAGGCAGCTCTGTCGGCCAATCGTATCCGCAGCGTGATTGTTGCGGGCTCTGCTAGGTTTTGGGTCCATGATACGTTCAACCTTGAATTTCGTTGGGACGACAGCCTAAACGGTACGCAGCTCGGCATTTGGGCGAAGCATGAGCGTATGCCGGAGATGCACTGCTGGGTGAAGATACCATCAACGAACATGATTATGGATCTGTGGCCGAAGTACCTCCAAGAGCGTTTGGTCGCGATGAACCTAGACGACAAGGTCGCGGAGCCAGTTGATTTTCTGTTCAAACGTTTGGATCAAATGCCGGAAGCGTTTGAATACAAGGAGCATCCTGTTGCGACGGAATACGCTAGAACTATGGCGGCGTCTTTGACTGCGAAACTTTAACTTTGAGAGAGAACTTATGAACCAACGTCATTTTGACCGCAATGCGTTTTGCCATAACGCGGCTATTCGCATGGATTGTGACTTCGTCCATAGCGACGAGCTACAGTTCTACGACAGCAGCAAAGCGTTGAAGGTGGTTGTTAGTAAAGAATCGCTTGCTAGTGAAAACACAATGCGATCCAAGCTAGACCAGCTTTGCAAGGCTCTGACTGCACTCAAGAAGTCTGCCGAGGTTGTGGTGTTCGCGATAGTGGACATAGACGATCCTTCGGACTGCTTGTCTGGCTTCGAGATTAAAGCAGTGGCGGGTGATCTCGCGGACTAGGCCACTTCGAAACAGATCGTTGGCGGCTTTGGAGTTTGTTATGGCTATTGGCAAAAAGCATCTTGACCAGTTGAGACACGCAGTTGGTTTCTACGCGGACAAGCCGGGATTCCGAAACGCATTTCACACGGACAAGGACGACGCGATTTGGAATGAGCTGAAGGAACTGGGGTTTGCAGCCGGTGGAATCGAGCGGTTGGGCTCCTGCTATTTCTGGGTCACGGAGCAAGGTGAGGAATTGATCGGACTTGGCGAGCAGAAGCGATACAAAGAAGGCATTGACCGCCAGCATGAGCGAAGCATTGAGGACATCTGCGAGACGCACGACATTGTGTTTGATTAGTCCGCAGAACGTCGAGCATAACCGGGCCGGGAGTAAATGCGGCCACTAAAAACCAGCGTGAATCCGGCTCCGGTTCATGCGTTTTGTTATCTGGATTTTCGATGGACCCAATAAACCTGCAAACACCGGAAGAAATGTTGGAGCGATGGAGCGGTGTGCAATGCGAGTGTGACCCCAGCGTTGGGCATCTGTGCGAGTGCTGCCACGACACCCAAGTGCTGCGGGACTTGATCAAAGAACGTGATCGTCTTCGGGACGGTATCGATTTCTGGTCGTATTGTATGTCGCAAGGGATGCGGGACACGTGCCCAGAGCGGGTGGAAGAGTTGGCCGATTTCCTGATGAGTTGCAAGGTGGCACCGTATTACATTCGGAACAAACATTGTGAGACGGTCGCTACTGACAGATAACGCTTGAGATCATCGAGCACGAAAGGACTACCGTTTGCTGGATAGCGACTGAACGATGGATAAGTTGAAACGGCCCGATAATTGATGATATTTGCTACCAGCAAGCAAGGATTGAGTTTTATTGCCCGAAGTGCGGTAGAAAGTATGGAACATTCCTACGCCGAATCATGGGACGCCATGACGAGGCTAGTCGGTCGTCTACTGGATAGGACGCCTGTCGGTGGCGGGCTTGCAATCCGTCAAGACAGGAGAAGCGGGGTTCGATTCCCCGCCCGGCGATTTAGCCAGATAACTTCGGATTATGTTGCGCGGCGCAACGTATGCTCAAACGTTTGGATTGCTGGGCCGAAAGTCTGCTTGACTAGCGAATAGCATGAGCGTATGTTGCTAAATAGCTGATCAAAGGTCCTGGCGGACAACCTGATTGGCGGACTGACTGACCGAAAGGCAAGTAGAGAACTTTCCTGCGAGGCAACCAACCTTCTGCAGCTTCATGCTTTCGAGCATGTCTCACTATTTGCTTAGTGTCAGTCCGCGAAGTCCGCCAACCGGTTGTCTCGCAGGGTAGTTCTCATTCTTTCCCAACCTCGATCAGCTCGAACATGATCGGGGCGTCTATGTCAGCCCTCGGGCTGCGGTCTAATGGCATAGTGGAGCAGCATGGCGGCGCTGCGTAGGAAAACGGTAGTCGCGTCCGGCAGGCCAAGAGCTAGCGGACATCTTCATTCCATCTCGTTGAGAACCCCGAGTGCTTGGAGCGTGCGAGGGCCCTTCGTTGGGTGACTGGACAGCACGTTAAAAACGCGGAGCTTGCTGGGTCATGCTGCGCTCGCGTTGTGGGCCGCTCGGGTCCTTATAGGGTTATGTAGCGTCCAGCTTCACTAAAACGTTTGGACGCTGATCAAATAACAACAACCGCGAAGCGACGATAAGAGGGCATGAAACATGCGGGACCGATTTCATTATGACGCGAACGGACGACTGCGAGGACGCTCCTCTGATCGCGGACCGGGCGGCGGTTGTGGAATAGTCATAGCGATAGCTGGCTTGATGTTAGTGTTCACTACCGGAGGGCGGAACGCCGTAGAGGCATTCGGGTTTCTCATGCTCGTTCTGATAGCTGTGGTAGCACTAGCGATATCTATGAGGTTGATTAAATGAGGATCGCAAGCGTGAGCAGCAAGCAAGGATTTAGGCCGTTCGCTAAAACAGAACCAACGCTAGGCATCGTCCTGCTAGGGAACTGGTCGGTTTTGGTAGCTCGTAAAAATCGAAGCAATCAGCGGAACCATCTTGCCGACATGCCGACCCAAGCTTCTGCGAGTAACGGTAGGCACTGGTTGTCCTGCAGTAATTCGTTCGGGAGATCTACCGCCTTCATGCGACCAGCAGCTATCAACTGCACATCATGTATCAATCAGGCGCAGCAGCTAACAATGCGTTGGCTCGCTAACGAGATGGGGTGTGAGCGACCAGAACACTGCAACAGGGAGCTGGTAGCAGTAGCCATAGATCAGCTACTCGACAGCGAAGCATATCCTGAACAGCTCAAGACGTTGATCATAGCGAACGCGCTGATAGCGCTTGAAAACCCGCCGAAGGCGCGGTCGGACTACTTGCGAATACCATCAGCAGAGCTGCTACTGAGCCTTTCGGTGAAACCAAACGTTTGGGATGGCGTTCCTTCTTTCCCGTCTCTCAGCGAGTCCGGTTTGCCAAAAGGTACGAGGAAGTCTGGCCGGATCAGGCTGTCAATCTACTTGGACCTTGTCATGCGAGGCCTAGTCACAGTAGAGCCAGGCAAGCCAATATTCTTAACCAACAAAGGCGTCGACGTGCTTCGCCATGACGACACGATAAGGCTGGTGGAAACACAAAGACAAAGGAGAACCGATGCAAACCATAGTCCTGTCCGTTAAGACTAAAACCGGCTGGCGATACATAGCTGCGGAAGTCCGGAGCAACATCAACCGCTATGACACTGTGCAATTGCCCCACCCTTGGAAGGCGGGCGTCGACATAGCGACAGTCGTTCAGAGGGCCGTACACCTGAGCAAAGAGGCTGACAAGCAAGCAGACGTGTTGCACATGAGCATAACGGAACCGCCCTTGGTGTTTGATGGTACGCCAACAGAACTGCAAGAGGCCTTATCAGACAGATGGGGAAGCGACATCGCACTACTGGAGATCCAAAATGAACACACCGACGAATAAGACCATGAGCATGATGCCAAAAGCAAAGCTGACGAACGGATTAGTCGTAGCGAACTTCAGCAGCGGTCATCCGTTTACGTTCGAAGATGGAACGGTTTTGCCTGCATGTCAGGACGACCGAGTGCAAGCGTTGGTGATCGTCCACCAAGAAACGCATTCGCAGAAGCGCATCGTAGACCAGACAGAATACGAAATGAGGAACATAACCGCTGAGCTCACCGAGTTGGGGATGGCGATGGTCCAAACCACAGTGTTGGACGAATGCAACGTGATTATCGCGCCTCGGCAAGTCGTAGAAGCGATTCATGCTGCCGGGCTTCTGAAAAAGCACGATCGCTTCGCGTCAATCAAAATGACGAAGCGCGGCGGTCCTGCACGAATCGACGTATTTTGCCAACCTATGGAGTAAAGCAATGGAGCGTAAACCGAAAGGCGAACAATTCAAGCGCAAGTTGACGTTCATGTATCGCGACGAGAACGGGTACGTTTGGTACGACCACGAAGCAGATATGCGTCGGCGATGGGCAGGAGTAATTCAGCGGCGCGCGGAACCCGGTCAGATCTATGAGTTCGAATGTGAGCAGGGTCACGAAGCGGATGGCCTTGTGGTAGTTAAGAATAGCGGACTTTTCTCGGGGCAATGCGATACAGATGATGTTGCACAATGGGCAATAACACACAAAGCCAACGCATTGCAACGAGCAGCAAAGGCTGATGATGCTTGGAAAGAAAGGCTAGAGCCGCTGAGGAGGGCATACCGATCCGCACAATCGGCGCAGAAGAAAGCAGCGATCATAGCTACCGCGATAAAGTACATCACAGCTCATAAGTGAGAAGTCACATGAAGTCGACATGGTTTGGAGATCGCAAACGATATGAGTTTGCTTCGGAGATTTTCGCGGCGTGGAAAGGTGTCGACTATTGGACCGCAGTCAGTCACTGGATCGAGGTCGTATGGTGTAGTTTCCGACAAGCAGCATGGCGAATGGGCTTTATGAGCCACATCGAAACTGAGAGGCAGTATATGCGGCTGATTGGCCAGCTGCACGACGCGAAGCGATATCAAGCCGCCCTGCATATCCTGACCGAAGCACTGGCAGACGATCCTTACGACTTTATTGGCATGGTCCTACAAGAGCTCGATCAAACCAACAAGCTTGCAGGGCAGTTCTTCACGCCTCGCGAGGTGAGTCGCTGCATGGCTCAAATGACGCTGGTGGATTTTAAACGAGATGGGATAGGCCGGTGTTTGATGTTAGAGCCAGC